GCGCGGCTGCCAGACGTAAAAAAAGGCTAACCGGGAGAGATACGTACAGCGCTAGAGGTTACGGAACGATGTCGCTAGACCTCGCAGAAAGAGGTGGAGCGCCTTCGTCTGGATCGTCATCTGGGGCGTCCTCTACCACAAGACCGCCTTTATACCCGAATGAGGATGGGGCGACGTGGGCAACCGTTTTTGGCGCTGCTGGTACAGCCTCGCCAACCGCTCCTTCGGCCCCTGTTGTAGATCCGCAGCAGATGCAGAACCAGTTCATGATGCAAATGATGATGCAGCAACAGCAGATGATGCAGCAAATGATGATGCAGCAGATGATGCAGCAGATGACGCAGCAACAGCGGGGGTCTCGACGCGGGGGTGGTTTTGGGTTTGGCGCTCAGTATTTTGAAGATGGTGGAGATGTAGAGAAAATAAGACAGGGCGCGAGAAATCGTTTTAAGAATATAGATATTAAATATTGGAATTTTGATGGTGAACTTGATAAGAATAGGGCTTTTTATAACAAAAATATACATGACCCCAGATCCAAGTACCAGTCTGCCGATATTTACCTGAATAGCAATAGAAAAGAGAACTACAAAGGTAGCAAGCACGAGCTTCATATACAAGACTTGGAGCACGAAAGTTTACATGCCATGTCTGATTATCTTGCGGATTTGCAGAGAGATGGCCATGTCTTAAATGATGAGATGTATAAGGCGATAGCTGAAGAGTGGAAAAGGTCTTCTGGTGTATCGCTAGAGGTTGACTCTATCAAAAATATGGCTCGCGATGCCTATGGTAGAGAGGAATTCTTGTATGCTCCCGAAGTACAAAGCTTGGCTTCTGAGCTTGCTCAAGCTTATGCTTTTCTCGAAGAAGAGTTTTTAGTGGCTCAATCTTTAACCAAGTATGAAAATCTTAAAGATGTTAATTGGGCTTCTGTGAGTAACAGAGGGAATGAATTTAATAAAGTCCTCAAGAAATATTTTGATAGTGGTAGCGCGGACAAAGACTTTGTAGCATCTATTCTTACAAAGGCTAAAAACACAATAAGGTACGACGGTTCAGAAGAACAAAAAAAAGCTTTGGATCATTTTGGTTGGTCTCAAATTACCGATATAGATTATAGAAAAGCTCCAGATCTTTATGACACATATACTGAAACTTTTGCAAATGACTTAGGTGATTTAGATAGTTCTCCGTCTAAGAAGCCTACGACGCCGCCCGTTGAGACCGATGGCGATCTTCTACAAAAAGAAAAAATTAATAAAATAAAACAAGATTTTGACAAAAAACTTGAAGAGCTAAAAATTGGTAAGAGCAAGAGTGTGGAGAATTGGTATAACTATGCGCCTGATAAATCTGATGTTGGCGGGATAGATATTTCTAATAGGGTAAAAGATGGTCGGATTAGCAAGAGTATGTCCTTATATTTTGCACAGGATGCTATTGCTGACTTGAAAGATACCTATGGTGAAGGGGCTATTACGGAAGATGTGTTGTCTTATATCACTAAAAGAATAAATGAAGTTCAAGATTCTGGTATTGGTTTAGATCAAATACAGAAGATGTCGGAAGGGGCGCAATATCGACAAGACCTTCTTTATGGAGATACTGGTATTGTTGATACTCCAGATCTAAAGACCGCCACATCAGGAATGGGCGGCCTCTTTACTACGTTTAAGAACGAATCCGTAGTAGCTCCTCCCGGCACTTCTCCCGCCTATGCTCATTCTAAAGAAAAGGTTAAGACTCTTGATGATTATTTATTAGAAAAAAACCTCGACCCAGAAATTGCTAAGGATTATTTTGATAGAATGAGCGCCGAGCTTGGAGACAGGGCGAACCCCTATCTTCTTGGGCCTTTAGTAGACGGCTATCAAAAACTTCTTATCAATCCAAATTCTATTTTAAGAGAAAGGCAGGCTCCACAGATACCAACTGACGAGAAGCCTTTTGCTCCCGTAATTCCAGTTCCTAACGATCCTACGACAGATCCAGCTGCGCCAAAGCCGACCGCGCCAAAGCCGACCGCGCCAAAGCCGACCGCGCCAAAGCCGACCGTGCCAAAGCCCACCATGCCAAAGCCCACCACGCCAAAGCCGACCGCGCCAAAGCCGACCGCACCAACTCCAATCGTTCCTTTTGAAGCTCCCGGAGTCGGTACTGTTCAAACACCCGCGCAAAAAACTCCCAAAACCGGTATTGTTCGAGTTAACCCCAATAATCCAACAACGCAAGAAACTCCGAAAGTCAAATTTGGTCCACGGAAAGATCCTTCCTATAAAAAAGAAGAACAAGAACAAATAAGATTTAGAAGAACGGGGTATACGTCCAGAAGAAGAGAGAGATTGACCGGGGCAAAAACTTATACCTATCCGGGCGCGCGCCAATATACAGATAGTGAAGGAAATACTCGTTATGCCGCTGTTACTCGTAGTGGGCCACCCACTAGAGATGGTGCCGAGTTTAGCGCTAGTGAAAGAATTAAAGAGTATAATGCTCAAAAATACGGAAATAAATTCGGTTATGGGCGAGGTGGCAGTCGTCGCCAAGGACAGCAGCAACAGATGACACCACAGCAGCAGTTCAACCAGCGAATGATGAATCAGATGATGATGAATCAGCAGATGATGAATCAGGCCGCGCTTGGTGGCGGATTTGTCAATTCGCTCGCCGGTCGTGGGAATCGTAGAAATTCTAACAACATGATTCGTTATGGCACTATCCCCGGAAGCCCCTACAATAGTATGCTTGGTGCTGGCGGCTATAATCTTCCAATGGTGAACAAGTATATGTATTTGGCCGGTGGTGCCGCATATTTTGCCAATGGTGGACCCGTTTACCGTTCTGGAGGCAGTATTCGTCCAGAAGCGTGGAGAATGGCTGACGAATCTATGTATGGTCCGCCACCCGTAGGCATTGACGAAGAGCTTGCGAAGCAGGCTGGTCGAAGGAACAGAAACAGAACGGCCAACAATCCGGGCGGTCTTTACGGCGCTGGCTATCAAGAAGACGAAAGAACTAGAGAATTCTGGGAGCGCAGAAACAGGCCCGACAACGTTGGTCAGGTTCTCGACAAAAACCATGTACTAGGTTCTAAAAACGTAAAAAACTGGAGAGGCATAAGAACGCAGGAAGACCTTGAGAATATAGGCGCGGTTAAGCGTGGCGGCGCGGCTGCCAGACGTAAAAAAAGGCTAACCGGGAGAGATACGTACAGCGCTAGAGGTTACGGAACGATGTCGCTAGACCTCGCAGAAAGAGGTGGAGTGCCAGTAGTTGAAGAACCCGCTTCGCCGTCTGACAAGGGTTCTGTGCCAACTACGCCAACTGCGCCAACTACGCCAACTGCACCAGCCGCCTCTGTCGCTAAAGGTACTGGTAGTCTTTTTGGCGGAATAATTAATTATATTACTAAAGCGCTTACAACCCAAACAGTAAAATCTGACGCGTCACAGCAGGCAACACAAGGACAACAGCAGCTTGCGCCAGAACAACAACAGTTCATGCAGCAGCTTACGCCAGAACAACAACAGTTCATGCAGCAGCAGCAATTTAATCAGCAAATGATGAATCAGATGATGATGAATCAGCAAATGATGAATCAAGGGAATCTTGGTCGTGGGTTTGTTGATTCATTGGCCGGGCGTGGAAATCGCAATTCAAACATGGTTCCGTTTGGATATATTCCCGGAAGTCCTTACAATAGCATGTTGGGTCGTGGCGGATATAATATTCCGATGTTTGATAAGCGTATGCTTTTTGGAAATGCTGCCGCTTTCTTCGCTAATGGTGGAGCTAATGGACAGGACACAATTCCTGCCATGTTGACGCCCGGAGAGTTTGTTATGAGCAAAAGCGCTGTTGGTAAATATGGATCTTCTTTCATGCAAAAATTAAATCGTGGAGAAGTTCAAGGGTTTAACAAAGGCGGCCCAGTTCAATATCGTCAACAGGGCGGTATTCTTGGCTCGCCTGCTGGAGCCGCTTCTTCTCTTGGTATTGACACTTCAGGAATTCAAAATACTTTTGATTCTTTTGTTGCTAATTTCTCTTCTGTGTTTGATAATATTAGTAGCGCTTTTTCGGGTCTTGAAAGAGTCGCACAAATATTTGCGAAGGGTTTTGATATGTCGCATCAGGTAGATGTTGGTGGACAGATAAATATTGCTGGAATAAATGTTGAAGCAATAAAGGATGAGCTTTCTGGATTTATTGGAAAGTACGTGGCTGATGAAGTTTCCAAGAAAATGGATGAGCAAAATAACAAATTTCAGAGTGGCGGTTAGGAAAAATAAAATGAAGGAAAAGAGATGGGTTCTGGTATAGCAGAAGATTTTACACTATTTATTAGCGGCCCCCAGTCAAGTGAGGGCAGCTTTAGTCTATTTGGCATTGGCCCCAGTAGCGCGGCTTCTGCTGCGTCCATATACACAAAAGCCCCTTTTCAGTCAACATCTACTCTCGATTCTTACATTGAAGGCCCATCATCAGGAGTCGGCTCGGTCAATTTATTTGCCCTTGGGCCAATTCCCGATAGTGGCAATATGTCTCTTTTTGCAAAACAAGACATTATTCCGTCTGGAAGCTTGAGTTTATATTTATATAATGATAAATATGCTCAACCTTCTGGTGACGGCTCTGTTGAATATGCATATTTAAATTTGTTTACAGGTGGAGAAAATCCAAAAGACAGCGGCTCTTTCAATCTATTTATTTCATCCTTGCAGCAAAAACTAGAAACCAATAAATCACTTCCTGTTTATGTTAATGTTGACGATGGACAGTTTGGCGTTCCTGTTTCTGGAAACATGTCGCTATATGTAGATTCAAATAATGATAGCTCGGTCTATGATACTAAAAATGGCTCCATGAGTATATATTTAAAGAATCAGGGCGCTAGCCCAACTAATTCTGGAGACATGTCATTATATATGGAAAGACCAACAGACGCTCAAATGCCTATATATATTAATTCAACAATAGCCTCTGGAGATATATCATTATATGTTAGTGGAATATTGCTAAATAATAATTCGCTTGATCTGTTTATTAGTCCTATGCCAGAAGATAATATTAGCCTATATACTAGAGGATTTTTAGAATGATAATTTTTACACCTTTTGGGGCGGCTGGTGCTACAGTCTTGTCAGTGGGCGGCACTGGTGCAAGTATTCCCGGCCCGTTCCCTAACTTTTCTATATCTAGCGAAAATATAACGTCTGGAGACTCTACTCAGCTAAATAAAAAATATACAGTTTCTGTTAGCGGCAATGCCACGGTTTCATCTTCCGACTTGCAAAATATTAGAAACGAAGGCGAGCGTCAGAGTTCCCTGCTTGAAAAATCTAAGACTTTAACAAGCGTGGTCGAAGGACTGAAGGAGGCTGCTGGTAAGCTAGCGGTTGAGTCTCGCGGTGGCGGGTCTGGTAGAATGGAGTTTGGTTATGCGAGACTTGTTTCTGCTGAAGCCGGAGAAGTGCCAGAAGAAACCGGCGGGGTGCAATATCAACCGTATACTCTTGTTTTCGAGTGCTATGATCTGGGCGGCGGCTCTACTTCTGCGTTTAAGCTAGAGAGGGCTGAAGAAAACTGGGAATTATCAGAAGACGAGTCCGCTGCTTATATTCTTAGCGGGCTGGCTACCGATGATACTGTTGAAAAAGTATATAAAATTACTCATACGCTAACCGCACAGGGGCAAAAAAAATATACTAATGGCGGTATGACTTCAGATGGGACGGCCTATGCTCAGGCTGCAATCTGGGTTAACGCAAAACTTATTGATGATCCAATCAGTGAACTTGTTACCACTAATGCGGCTGGCGACTCTGAGTTTTGGCCAGATAAGTTTAAGGCTGCTAGGATGGACAAGGACGGTCGGGAAAGAGTGGAGTATAAATTAGATACTCTAAGTTACAAGGCTTATAATCGCGTTCGTCAGGTTCAGACGGATTTATCTTCTGGTACCTATACGGTTACGACCAGCTGGGTTATTTCCAACCAAGAGCGTAATGCTACATATACCGTAGAGGCGAATATAGAAGATAATATAGAATCTCCAAATATTTCTGTTGTGATAAATGGGACTTTTAACGGGCTGACAGAATCTAAAATTAGCGATAAAGTGAAAAAAGACAAATTTACTAATGCTAAGGCCGCATATCAACTATTTAAGCCTTCGGCATTATCCTACGCGCAAAAAGTTTATGCAGACGCTGGTTTTACCGGCGCCCTAAGAAGCGAGCCGGTAAATTTAAGCTACGGCGAAAATAAAACCGAAGGAGTTGTGACGTGTGCAATTACATATGATGATAGAGAGATAGAAATTTTAGGAGCGGCCTCGGAAAATATAAATGTAACTCATAAAAATAGATATGGGATAGAAGATGTTTATGCTGTAATAGCTATTATTGGAAAATTAGATGGGCCAATTATACAAGATATGAATACAACTAATTTATGGAAAACAGATGTCACTGTAGATGTTGTTATGAAAAGAGGATATGGAAAGCCTGACGTTTCAGCCGTTGTTACTGCATATAGGCCGTCTGGCGGAAAGTGTCAAGCCTCTTCCGAATCTTGGAATCCAAAAACTCGTACTTATAATCTTAGTGAAACATGGGAAGCTATACCGGAAACAACCAATTGATTAAACTAAAGGCATAGAATAAGAAATGACACAAAAAACTCCATCATTATACTCTAAAAGCTACAGACTTCAAGGTACTGGCTACACTGCTAACGGTGCCGTTCTTTGTTTTGACGACATTACTCTGATTGATTATACTGCCGGTGCGGTCGCGTATGATCCAGAAGACGGTGACAGTGTTTCTGGTGCTTGGAGTCAGTCTGTGGCTGCTGGCACTACGTATAATGACGGTAGGAAGTCTGTCTCAGTAGAGTTAACTTTTACCCCTGACTCAATCTTAGACTATGAAGCAGCCACATTAAATTTAGAGATTCCAGTTACATACACTCTTAAAGATCGAACTCCAAAAATAAAAGGTTCTATACCCAATGGAGAGGCTGTATTTCGCAGGCTTTGTGGTGGAGAAGAGGTCGTATTTAAGAAGCACGAAGTGGAAGACTATACAGGTTTCTTTACTGTCGTTACTCCTGACGGTAATCCCAACGTTACGTTTACTCAGGTTTCTCCGCTTCCCGGCGAAGAGATTGATGAGGATAAGTTAGTTACATTTAGTATCACTCTCAATGAAGCAGATTCTAAATGCTGGTCTGCTCCCTCGCAACATCAAGCATATATTAGAGTAACAAAGGATGTGAGAGATGTCTGCCTTAAACCAGTTTGGAATTTGGATTTAGATAGTACGGGAGAGTTTGAAACGCGCACCTTGAAAGATGGCTCTACCATAGAGCATCACAACTATGCCCGAAACAATATTAATGAGGATAGTGTCAAATTTATTGATGGGTCAACAGGATCGCAGCCAGAGGGGAGTCTATCTTTTTCACCAGATCTTGATAGTATTCAGGACTCTAGCTACACAGTAACGGCAACTTTTACGCCCGATCCTATTTCAGATCCCGTAGATCCTTTAAATGGGCTGGTTGATTGGTATGATGCTGAACCGACGCAGCATACAATAAACGTTCAAAGATTTATCAAGGGGCCAGATGGGACTTTGGAGGCTTTTGGTTGTTGGGTTGAGAAATTTTCTTCCAGCGTTTCTTTTGGTGCTCAAAGCTCTTCTGTGCAGTTGACCCTCGTTGAAGATCCAGACGCTGGTAAGCTTTTCACTTATCCAACTCTTGGCACTGCCTATTGTTTTAAATATGGTCAATTTTATTTTGGTGGAATAGTTCAGAGATGGACATATGACGAGTCTACCAGCGGCAAAAGATTTGATCTTATTCTTGAGTCTCCCGGAGGAAAAATTTTAAGCGGTGTTAATGTTATATTATCTGATTTTGATGGCGGTAGTTATAATTACGGGTCTATAAATAGCTTTAATAATTTTGACTATGGAAATCCGGGCCATCCTATAGAATTTGGGTTTGGCACTCCTGAAATACAGTATGGTCCAATTTTCAATAATTCGCAAGGCATGAAAAATATATACAATGCTCTTGCTCATTACGAGAATTATTCTGCTGGTGGTACTTTTGGTGACGCCGGAACGAATTCTGCCGGTTTTCCCGCTAGGCTGTTGCTTGATACGATTGAGCTTATGTCTAGAAATGAATCTGTATTTGGTTCTAAAATAAGTTTTGGAGAAAGCGAATTTGAGATAGATCTAACGGCAATTAAAACCGTTCCAGAGAATTTTAGAATTTCTAATCAGGTTGCGACTATCACAAATATAATAGAAGAGTGTTGCGAGATATTGCAGTATAGCTATACCTATGACGTTCAAGACAGAAGTCCCCCGCCAAACTTTTCAGAAGATGGTTCTCATCCGATAAATCGGCCCTATATAATATTAAAAATAATTGAGAGATCGTCTCAGCCTGAAGGCGGCAGAATCCAAGCTCTGATAACAGAGAAGAAGAATTCCGGAAAGTTGGTTTCTCACAGTACCGGAAAAGAGCTTTCTGATGAGGTTGTTCAACAGCTTATCGTTGGTGCGCCAGCTACTAGATATGTGATTGGTGACACTCCGGGAATGGTTCCCGTTTGGGGCAAAGATGTAAATGGTAAATGGATACTGCAAAGAGCTAATAACGGATGCCCGCTATCTTTTCCAAATGCATATGATGTAGACGCGCCGGTGACGATTCAAGTAACACAAGATCAGGATGCGTTTTATTATGATGCTACTGTAGATGAGTTAAGAATGGCTACAGGCGGACGGGCTACATGGCAAGCGTTTAAAGTTTTCGAGTCTGTTGCTGCTGGAAGTTATGATTATGATCCTTGGGTTTCTGATATAGAAGTCACAGAAGAAATATTGCAGCTGGTAGCAAATAGGAGTGTTGGAACTTTAGCTTTTTCTTCTACGTCTCTAAAGCTCGCTAGACTGATATACAACGAGAATGAGCAGGTTTTCAGAGAGCAAAGGGTTGAGGCCATATGGAACGCTGTGCAGAAATGCGCTAACAACTTTTTTGGTCGCGTATTTCTCGCGGCGGTTCCAGAGGAGCCGGGCGGCATAGATAATAACTTAAAATATAAAAACGAACGCCCCATAGACCAATACGCAAGTTTAAACGATCAGGTTGCGGCTTGGGCGCCATCTGCTTCTGCTTGGGTCGAGGAAAAGCCAGTTGATGACTTGAATTTTTACGATGATACAGGAAAGATGAAGCCTATTGCTGTATGGGGTGCTAGTAATTTTTATGATTATAATGCTCTTGGTCAAAATTATGGTTTTTATAATTATAATGGCTTATTCGGTGTCGCTAGCTCTACTGCTGGATATGCGAGCGGGGGTGAATTCGTTTACTGGACAGATTTTAGGAGTACTAACGGCGATAATTGCGCTCTTGATCCGGGCAATGATGGTGTCCCATGTGTTGTTGTTGATGCTGGCGCTCAGGTTAAAGAGGTTGATATCTGGACTGGCCCAAGAATGGGCTTAGTTTATTTTGCTCATAAATTCTTTGGAATATCAATTTCCGAGGATCAGCTTATAGGATTTTCTCATCAGCTTGCGAATATTGAAATGCCACCAAGGATTGTTGCTCCGGGTTTATTTGGTATGCCTCAAGTTAGTAATAGGTATTCTTGGGGGCCTTGGTTCTCTTTCAACGGGACTAACGGCAGGTCTCAGGTTGGCTTTGATACAAATCTAGCTCCTGAAAATTTTGGCAGTGTTGATGCGATGAACCAAATGGGTTTGTCATATGTAGAGTCGAATCTTGCAGAAGTTACTAGCAATGAATCTGGTAGAGTTAGAGTTGCCGAAAAGCCTGCGTTCAATATATCAGACAGGCTTGCGGGAAGTGGGCCATATGTCACAAGTATATCTTGCTCTGTTGATGTGGGTGGAATATATACAGATTATGAATTTAATACTTGGACTCCTAAGTTTGGAAAATTGGCAAAATTTAATGCTGATAGATTAAGTAGAATCTATAAAGATACGGTTGGGGCGTTGAAGTTTTTAAGGGGTAGATTAGAAAAGGCTCCAATCATCACATATGCAAATAAGATTTTTGCTTTCCAAAAAGACGATAGACATCAGAGAAATAGAGGTAATGGAACCGCCCTTGGCTTTACTCAATTTCAAAGATCCGGTGGCTCGCTTGGGGCTGCGCATATTTCGGAGGCTCCGGCTAAATCTTTTGAGGGGGCGGTTTCAGATTTAAATGATGCTTTTGGTACTTCCTATAATTCTTTAGCTAATGATCCTTGGGCGCAGTACAAGAAAAGTTTTACGTGTTCTCAGGAGCAGATATTTTCACCATATCAAACAGCGAAGAACAAAGAGGCTACTTCTTCTGACGAGGTTCCAAAAATAGAATACGTGGAAGTTTCTAGTGAAAGCGCGTCTTTTTCAAGAGGCGCCGCGATTCCGGGTTCTGAAGATATAGATCCATATTTTCCTAGAAATCTTTATCAACAAGAAGATGACGGTGGGCAGTTTTTAGCAAAAACCGACTACCATTCTGTTATAAACGAGGTCGATGGCGCGCAAGATCTGACTGAAGATTTGCAAATAAGAAAGGTTGAAACAACATCAATTTCAAAAATCAGAAGCGTTGGTCTTAGGGGTCCAGCGGTTATGTCTGGCTGGGGATATGACCTAGCAAATAATCCTGTGCCTTTTCAGGCTTCTGACCAAGGTTCGGGAACAGAAGAAGATATTACGGTTTTCGATCAGTCCTCGTCTGACGATAGAACAAAATGGGAGACAGGCCCAGTTAAGTTGATGTGGGATAAGGAGCGAAAGGTTTGGTCTGGCGGGCATGATATTCTTGTTGGAATTTTAAAAACCGATATAACCGCGCCGCCCAGTCCATATAATCCAACGACTTTTGAAGTTGAAGTTTTAAGAAAAATTAATACTCCGAAAGGACAAGATGCGTTAGCTTTAAAAGGTGAAACAATAACTGGATACAACAGAGATCCCTCTCTGACCCAGAGTGCTGGTGATAATTCTTTTATAATGGTTCAGAGAATTAATTATGAATGGGTTCCAGTAAAAGGTGGTGGTGGTGGTGGAGATATTATCCTGTTTGAAACAGATGGATATACAGACGTACCTACCGCGCAAATTATTTATGTAACTATAAATAGATTGAGCGCGGGCCAAGGAACTCAGGCTCCTTCCGAAGACCCGCATGAGTATCCGGGTTTTCCAGATGGATGGGAAATAGTCTGGAAGGGTTATTCCTATGACATTCAAAGCGATGGGGATGCATACCTTACGTATGGATGGATATATAGAATATGTAATGATGATTTTAATGCTTTGGAGTGGGCTGATAGCAACGACATGGTAACTTGGGTTGAAAATCTGGAGGAACAAAACGGCGGAAATAGTGATTGGTATTTTAACGATCACGGAAGAATGTCTACAGATAGAGACACCATAGAAGACACTAAAGAAGCTATATTAATTCAGCCAGCGGGATGGGATTCTGTCGATTTGATTCCAATAGACCCAGCTAGAGTAGACCCAGATAATTGTGATACCGCCAACAACTGCAAGAATCTGCCAGAGCCTACAAGTCAACAATCTATACAGGTGACTATTTTAGCAAGACCTTGTGGTTCTACTTCCGTTCCAGAGGAGTCTGATGGAAGAGTGACCGTTGTTGATACTTTGGATGCGTTTTTGTATGGTAGAACTGCTGATGATATTAAGGGCAGAAAGGGGTCGGCTGTCTATGTCCAAAATGATGGTGAGTATGACTGTTATTGGGCTATCTTGTGGATGGATATGTTCGACACCGTGACGATGGTCACGGATATAACGTTTGGGACTCGCGGTGTAAACATAGAAAGAAAGAAAGTAGATATTTGGTGGCATTGTGATCTCGATGATGAATATATCGAAGGAAATACGTGTGAGGAATCTTAATGACAGATAGTGATTATATTTTTGAGGGGTTTAGGGATACTAATGACACCGGTATCTTTTTTAAAAAGGGCAAACCCTTTTTTAGAGATGGTAGGATTGTATTTTATCGCGGGTGCTGTTGTCTTGATAACTGTTCTAGGAAAACATTCTTTGTTTACATTAATGGTGTAGAGCCAAGCTCTGGATGGGGGCCAACTCCTGATAGCCCTCCAATGAGAGACATTTATGGCGAATCCCATATTCTCTATTTTGGAGAATCTTATGATACTATAGCGCCTAAATTTTACTGGGGTTTTTATTGGGTTATAGAATATTGCTGGAACGATTTTGACTGGAATCCTAAAGATAATCAGCCGCCTGATGAAAGTTATGAGGCTGAGTTAAATGAATGGGCGCAGAGGCGGAAGAGGATAATGGATAAAGATTTTACTTTAGCTTGGGATGGTGTTGAAGTTTTAGATAATGACTACCGCTGTTCTATGTTTTTGGATCGTGTATTTCCAGCTATGGATTTAACTGATCTTGTTGATCGTTTTCCAGATGATCCAGACAAGGGGTATGCAGATGAGGGATGGCAACGCGATGACCACGTTGGGCCGCTATGCGATAGTCAATGTAAAAATTGTTTAAGTCTCCCCATTGTTACGGGCGAACCACTTATTTAATAATAACCAGCGTTTAACTTGTATGAGAAATTTTAATGGCTATACCTTCAGATAAAAATAATTTTAGACAGGATATAAAATTAGTAGTTCCCGGCATGTCTAGTCTAGAAGGCTTGGCGGAATCTAGAACTATGGTTTGTTCTCAGTGTCCTAGAAATAAGGATGGCGTGTGCGAGATTGTTGCCGCAAAACACAAGCCTCATAGATCTATAATAGAAAATGGGGTTCGTAGATTATCTTGCGCTTGTCCGCTTGGATTATGGAATTATGTTCCGGTCATATGTCCCTCTTGCGAAAGACTAGAAAGAGTTAATGAGCATTTTGGAATGTGTAAATGGTGTTTAGAGAAGGTGTCCACCGGAAGAAGAAATAAAAATCCGTTTAAATATAGTAGATCATATGATATCAATAGAGATGTCTTCGCGAATAATTTTAAAAAACATCTTTATTTTTTCCTCTATCCAAAATATGAAAATTCGGTTCTATATCATATAGAGCAGCTTAAAAAAAGCATAGATCTTTTCGATGGAAAAAGGGTTTGTGTTATTGCGATTGACGGCCAAACCATACATGAACAATTTAGATTTCAGTTAGAAGAGATTTTTACGGATGTTATTACGGTTGCTAATGACCCTAAGCAAAGAGAAAAGGTTGGTTTTGTTCCAGCTCTCAAGATTATTGCTTCAAGATACAAAGACGGAGCTATATGCTTTGCGCATGGCAAGGGGCAGCAGCAGCATACTCATAATTCTTTAAATATAAATCATTGGAATGATGTTATGTACGAAACGTGCGTCCGTAATTGGGAAGAGGTCAAAGTTGCTATGGAGTCAGGATATCCGGTGGCGGGTTCGTTTAAATCAACTTCCGCTTTTCAAACAACGCCGCATAAGTGGCATTATTCGGGCGCATTTTGGTGGGGCAGATCGAAGAGAATATTTGAAAATAGAAGGTGGCAGGAAATGTGCAATAGATGGTGGGGCGCAGAGTCCTATGTTGGTAAACACTTCAGTAGAGATGAGGGTTATTGCCTTTTTAGGCCGCTTTATCGTGGTGAAAGTTTATATGAATCATCAACTTGGGAGAAGGTTTTGCCTGATCTTGAACAATGGAGGGAGGAACATGAGTCATTTAGATCAAATACGTAAATGGGGATATGAAGCATCATTATCCAAAAAGAAGTTTTTATTTGTTGAGAACTGGAAAATGTGTTCGCCGGATCATCAAAGATATATCTTAATAAACAAGAAGGAGATAATAGAAGAGCTAAAAAGCAAGTCAGAGACTGGGGTTGGCTCCATGTTAAAGAAGATTATAGAAAAATCTATACCAAAAAACATGTTGGACAAAATACCTCCAGAGTCATGCGGTTGCGCTGATTATGAGGTCAAAATGAATATTTGGGGCGTGGACGAGTGTTTAAGAAGAGAAAAAGAAATTGTCGAATACCTAGTAAAAAAATCAGACATGCTTGGATATGGTATTTCATATATGCCAAGAAAAATAAAATCTGCGATGGCATCAAAGATGTTTTATTTGGCTGTTAAAAAGCAAAGGAAGATAGAAGATGCAAATAATAAATAATGCTATAGACCCCTTGATTTTGAGGTCTTTGTGGCATTCTTGGCCAGATCCAAACTCTAGGATTTGGCATCATTATAGTGATAAAAATGCAGAAAAATATGCAACGAAGAGTCACAAGGATTTGCCGGATATAGCAAATAGGTGTATATATAGTATGATCGAAGCGGTGTCTCCATATGTTTCTGGCGATGTGTTCGCTGATTTAGAGCTTCATGGGGCTGGTATGCACATGCTTACAGGTGGTGGGTTTTTGAGTAGGCACTTAGATTCGTCTCTCATGCGATCCACTGGATGGAAAAGAGAATATAGTTGTGTGCTGTCTGTAAATCCTCATTGGGAAGATTCTTGGGGTGGCGAGTTTGTTTTGAACGAAACAAAGGTTCTTCCAGAATTTAACCAGCTGACACTGTTCAGGTGTACTGATGAGAGTTTTCATGAGGTTTTAAAGGTTGTTGGTCCACAGCCAAGGTGTACGATTTGTGTTTTCCTGTGGAGCAAAAACGAGCAAGGCGATCAAATTAGAGATAGGGCTTTTTTCTTATAAAATATTCAAAATACAATAGTTATTGTGTATATATACTTAAAGGAGATAAACAATGGCGACAATAGATTTTCAAATATTAAACAATAGTGATGCGACACCGAGCGTAGAGACGCTTTCTGGTTCTGGTCTTGGGTTTTTTGGCGCTTCCGCTGGATCATCTGTTCAGATAGGCTCGTATCAAGCTAGAACCAACATATCATCTGCCAATGGTGCCACTATCGGTTCTTCAGTAACGAATATAAAATATGTTGGTGATACTTTTCCAAGCGGGATGTGTGAGGTTGACCATACTGGACCGGCATATTCTGTTGGGCTGAGTGGAGTTCCTAGTTTTCAATCTACTGTTGGCATTAGGTTTGGACACACTTCCGCTGTAAAGGTTCAAAACTGCCAGCTTAGAGTGTATGATAGGTCTTACATAAATGCCCCGGCTAGTGGTGTAAATACAAAAGTCGCTGAAATTGTAAACTTTGGTGGTTCTACATATACGTCTCAGGGGTCTGCTGGAGTTTCTTCTCCTGTTGTTGGCAGCGGGGACGCTTTTTGGTGGGGTGAGCCTTGGCCAGCAGAGCTTGTTACTAAGAATTATTATACAAATAGTCTTGGTACCGTTTTCTATAATGGGCTGGATAGCTCCAGTGCCGTAAATGGTGATGCTAGGCTTGGCGCTTATACTGGAGATGATGAAACTGTTGGCGGTAGCGGTCTTGTTGTTCCTCTTTTGGATTCTCCCGGAAGTGGTCAAAAGGGCCTTCAGGCTAGCGAGGTCGTTAGCGGAACCGGATTGGTTTGGCCAAAGTGGACGCAATATTTAACAAGCTCAAGTAATCAATTGACTTGGCACAGTTCGGCGGTTCAGTTTGGCGATGGCTCGTCATCTACTAATCTGCCAAGAACATACGGTGGAACCGGCGTCGATACTCATCACACATGGGCAATAGCTTTGTCTGCAAGTCCTTTATCTCTTGGATCTAAGGAGCAGTATGGACTCTATGTGTCTCTAGAGTACCTGTGATGTCTCAGAGGGTTCTTTATACCGGCGGGACTTTCGATCTGCTGCACTATGGTCATTTTAATTTTTTAAAGAAGTGTAAGCAGATTTCGGATAGAGTTGTCGTCTCTTTAAATACGGATAGTTTTATTCGGTCATACAAAAGTGAGCCGGTTTTTTCTTATGAAGAGAGAAGACTGGCTTTACTTCATTGTCAGTATGTTGATGATATTATAGAAAACACTTTTGGCGCCGATAGTAAACCGGCTATTATGAGTGTTCGTCCTCATATTATAGCCATTGGCGACGACTGGGTTAACAAAGACTACTATTCTCAAATGAGATTTTCTCAAGAGTGGTTAGACTTGAATAAAATTGTTTTAGTTTATATCCCATATACGAAGGGTATAAGCTCTTCCGAAATAAAGAAGAGAGTGCTAAAGCATGGAAAAGAGGCTTAATCTTATTATTAGAGGTTATCTCTATAAAGAAAATAGAATCCCTTTTCATGGTTCTTTGTGGTGGCCTTACACCATAGATTTTTCTCAGGTTCGTGTTCATTACGAAAACCTTGTCAAAAAACTATCTAAAAAATATGATGTAGATGTTTATTTTGCTACATACTATTCTACTCCATCCGAGGTTCTAGAATCTTTAAAAGACTTCCCGCTATTGAAAGATATACTGCTCATAGACGAGAAAGATTCTTTACAGTTTTCTACGGCCCACTTTGCTTTAAGTGAACTGTCAAAAAAATTAACTATTTTGATTAGATCGGACCTTATTATGGAAGAAGACTTCGTGTCCTATATTTGTAATCATTCATACGATGACGAATGTGTATATGTTTTTTCTAGATCGTCAGACGCGAGGGGTAGGGCTTATGATAATGTTTATGATTTGGTTCATGTTGTACATGAAAATAAAATAGATAGTTTTATCAATGATAAAATCGACAGATATGGAAAACTTGATGAATGTATTGATCTACATCACATACATAATTATCTCGATGTTCAATATATTGTTGAGCACGGTTACAACCTATTACCGCTAATAAAACTGGCCCCAGAAGGGGTGCCGGAAGATTGTTCTAATGCATACTGTTCTAGATTTTGGAAAATTTACAGGGGTAAAGACTACAATCCCTGCCTAAAAAGAGAGGAGATTATGAGGCTCATGTTAAGTGAAGAAATGCTACAAAAGCTAAAATCTAAATTCGATTTTTCTCAAGGTATAAAAATTGATATTGGTGGAGGTATTTACCCAAGGGAGGGTTTTATAAATTGTGATATACTGGATGACCCAAGGGTAGATATTCAGGCAGATTTTTCGATGGGGATACCTTTACCAGATGATTTCGTTGACGAGGTATATTCATCTCATTGTTTAGAGCATGTGCCAAATGTTTCTATTTTGATTAGAGATATTGCGCGTATTTGTAGAGTTGGAGCGAGTGTAACAATTAAAGTTCCTCATTTTGGGCAAGAGATGGCGATGTGTCCGGGACACCTTCATGTGATTAGCGAGCATATGATTCAGCACTTTGATGAGTTTGAAGAGGCTTGGTGGCACGATATGAATAAAAAACTAAAACTTCAAAGTAAGCAATATATTCCTACTCAATGGTTCGATAGGGCCAAACAATTATTTCCTAAATTTGCCGATGAAGATATTTATAGATTTATTCAAAACACATGTCACGAGGTTCAATTTCTGTTTAGGGTTGAGGCCAGATAAATGAAAACAATAAAAGAATTAATTATTAATTATAAAAATACCGACAAGAACACCAGTCATTCATACATAGATTGTTTTTACGAAGAAAAGTTTCTTGGTCATAGAAATAAAAATTTAGACATATTAGAGATAGGTGTAGAACAAGGGGACTCGATAATGTTATGGTCTGAGGTTTTTCCAAACTCTAGAATATATGGCATAGACTTGAATATTCCTAAGATCTTGTGGGAAACTATAGAAAACGGCCCTCTTAAAAATAGGGTTTTTCTTTTGAAGGAAAACGCATATGACCTTGATGTTTCTTGCCGTCTACCTGATTTTGATATTGTCATAGATGATGGCCCTCACAATTTACATTCCCAATTTTCCTGCCTAGAGTTATATTTCAAAAAATTAAAACCCAATGGGCTTCTGATAATTGAAGATATAGGCAGCATAGAAAACGCAAACAGGCTTATTTTAAAGTATAAAGAGCTTGGAGGGACACATCTGCCGGAAATTAGAGACCTAAGACATGTCAAAGGAAGATTTGATGATATTCTACTGTGTGTAAGAAAATAAATCATGTCCAATTTTTTAAACACTTGATAACTGATTCTTCTGCCGGAAGCAACTCTAGGCCAAGCGATATGGCTTTAGAGCTATCTAACACGCAGCTTGATCTTGGCGCGATGGCTGCATTTGTCATGAATTCGTCCTCAGATTCAAAGAATTCAAATTCTTTATTGCAGATATTGTATTCTTTCAGTAATTCGGTGATCCTTTTTGTTGTTATAGATCCCGGATTTGTAAGATTATAAATACCTAGCGGTAATGACTTTTCCATGCAGTCTATGGCGCATTGAGCAAATTCTTCAATGTTTGAGATGCTATTTTCTACGTCTAAAAGTTTGCTATAGTTCATAACTTTAGATATATAATTTCTGTTTCCAGAGATATTTGAAAATGGGACTCTTAACCTCCAAATATGACAATTATTATAATCTAAAATAATCTCTTCGGAAAGAGCCTTGGTTCCAGAATAAAAGCTGCAATTATTTTGCCTAAAAGAAAAGTTTGGCAAATCTAGTTCTGTAAAACCATTTCCATCTTTGTTTCTTCCCGTATATATACATCCAGATGACACATGCCCCCATGTTATTCCAAGGTTTTTGCAGCATCTTGCTAGTATGCTTGGTATGGTTATATTACCAGCTATACAATCTGATTTATTGTTTTCGCAGGCATCTACATTTGGCTTGCCAGTATATCCAGCGCAGTTTATAACATAATCTGGCTTTTTAATTTTCAAATAATTATAAACGCTTTCTTCATAAAGAAGATCGCAGTCTTTTCTTGATACAGAATCTATGTTATGATTAGCGGTTTTAAGTTTTTTTAAAAAGGAGGCTCCAACGTAGCCAGAGCCTCCAAAAATTATTATATTCATTTTATTCCAATTTTTTAGTTTGATTATTCCACTTTTGCCACCCCTTGTCTGGTAGCCAATTTCCGTCTCCGTCTTTGCGTTTCGGGAATAGTCCTCCACCCTTTTTCATCGCGCCGAATGACAGTCTTGCACCACAGTCGTTGCATCTGATCTCATAGTATTCGTTGCCATCGTTTTCGCGGACAACAAATCTTAGATTCTCAGATCCACATTTTCCACATTCCGTTTCTCCGAAAACCTCTTGAAAAGTAGACAACTGATTAAAAACTTCTTTAACAGTATCGCACTCAAATTCAACAGTAAGATTTCCAAGTTTATAATTTAGCTTCATTATTCTCTCCAATTACTTTTGTAGCCCTTAACTTCTTCGGGCATTTCTTTAGAACCATTCTGATACTCATTTAACAGCTTCAACATTTTAGATGCTGTCATCTTTGTTACTTCTGTAATATTTTTATATGTCTTTTCTCCTTGATTAATAAAAGCCAAAACGTCTACATTCAGTTGTTTACATTTTCCATCAATAAAATTCAACTGTGGAGTGGTGATTGGATCTTCTTCTGTCCAGTCTCCATCGCTCGGTTGAACCTTGATAGACTGACGCACGATAGCCGCCACATCTTTGTTTCTAGCGATCTCTTCAGCAGCCACACAGCGTATTTTAAGGGCTTTTCTTAGGCATCTTGACTCAGCTTTCGTAGCCGCTGTAGCGGCGGGATGAGCGCAAAATAGATCGTCTGTATTGCCATGCCACACATCTGCAACATCGCCGTATGTCCTAAGCTGACCAGAGTTCATCCAGTCAAACACAACCTCGAAACCAATCGTAGCCCTACCGGGGCCATGAGGGTCGTCAGAAGCCAGCACATGAGTTGGCCTGCTAACAACAATATCTCCAAGCAAATCTTCTGCAATTCTTCGTAGCCCATGAACCAATGGATTTCCATCAATCAATTCGTGAGGTTCAAACTTTTCCATAACAAAGTCGTTCCATTCTTTAGAACCATATGGTGGCCTATCCTCTTGTACGACTTCAATTACATTCTCAATCATGTCTTCTCTATCAAACAAATCTGTACTAGAATTCATTACTTTATCTCCAATTCAATGAAACGTCTGTCCTTGGGAGGAAATTTCTTGTCAATTTTATATAGCTGTTCAGAAACAAGCTCCCACAATGTCCTAGCTGATTTTTGGGACAATCCCTTCAGCATATACTTTACTCTAATTATACAATATCCTTCAGCTAAAAGCAATCCATTCTTGATAGAATCTAGCTTGATTACTTCTTTTAATTTATCTTGACCAAATAATGGTAAAAAGTGTTGTGGTCCATCTATCTCTATTATAGTCTTAATGTCTGGTAAAAACAAATCTATTTCAAAGTTTCCACTGATAAGATTCTTTTTATGCATGACAACTTCGCGACCTTCTTCTTTCATTTGCCTGTAGAGATATCTCTCTGCCTTAGAGCCTTCACTACAAGTTTTATGAAGCGCCCTGCCAGCGGCCTCCATCATGTCGCGCTTTTTGTCTGCGGGAATTTCGTCCCAGCGCTGTCTGGCTTTTCTGGATATTTCTTTTCTTTCCTCCTTGGTTTTGGTTTGCCAATTATTATATACGCCCTCACTAATATTAACTTTTTCTTCTTTTGTTCTTTTCTTTCCTTTTGTTGGATGCTCGCACCTTCCAGCTTTTAGAGCCAGTTTTTGAGACTCAGACTTGCTTCTAAGCTGAATATTATTCTTCTTGAGAATACGCTCTATCTTTTTAGGATAAGTTCCAAGTTCTTTAGCAATAGAGTACGTGCTTTCATTTTCACTATATCTGCTTATTACAAACTCTTCATCAATTTTCATTTTGTCCTCCGATAAGTTTTAATAATTGATGGCTATTCCAGTCATCAACTATCTCAATGGGTTTTCTGTTACAGAAATTTTCTATTGCTTTTGCGTGGCTTTCGCTTCTGGCTACTATTTCTAGTCTTGGATTACGCATTATTTTACACGCTGCGTCGTGATTGATTGGCGCCATTGTCCATTCAGTTTCCCATAGGTATAAATATTTTTTAGCGCTACTGCTCGTTTCTAATAGGGTTTTTGCTTCGGCTATAGACGTGGCAATTACGGCCCCGTTGTATTCGGACAAAAACGCCGAGCTATAGCAGGCAAAAAGCGGCTTAGTAACAGCAGACCCAGAGATATTAGTAAAAACACAGCAAGAGTTTTTGCTTTTTTGTGATAATTTGTTGAACTCTTTTATTAAATAAAAAGACTTTTGCGATGGTGCTAAATTATCGGTTAGTGCCGCTATTTTCATTTAGTATTTCCTTTCTTTGTTATTCGTCTAGGTCTCTAAAAAATTTGTTAGAGAGTCGTGTTCTGGTTTCCATTTCAGTTTTTGTCTAATCTTTTCTGAGCATATGGAATATCTATAGTCGTGTCCCAATCTGTTTTCAACATATTCGATATGCTGCTCGTAATTTTCAATGCCCATCCACATACATATTGTTTTAACGACATCGGTATTTTTAAGATAGTTATAGGCAGATACATTCCATATCTCGTTTTTGCCATTGTATTGAGTTATTTTGTAGATTGCTTCTGCGTTATCTTCGACATACAGCCAGTCTCTAATGTTGCTGCCGTCTCCCTGTATTGGTATTTTTTTATTTGTCTTTAGGTGCTTTATAATTTTTGGTATTAGCTTCTCTGGAAACTGTCTTGGTCCATAGTTGTTTGCGCTTCTAACTATATGATAGTTTATATCATGAGTTTTGGCATAAGAAAAAATAAACATTTCCGCAGCGGCTTTGCTTGCTGAGTAGGGATTGCCCGGATTCAATATGCTTTCTTCTGTTTTTTCTTCTTCATCTAGGGCGACCTCGCCATAGACCTCATCTGTGCTGATATGGACAAGGGTTGGTTTTTCATATGTTTTGTTTTTGATTAGGTTTAATAAGTTAAAAACGCCCTCTGTATTAGATTTCAGAAAGACGCCCGGAGATTCAATTGAGTTATCTACGTGCGATTCTGCTGCAAAATTTACAATTATATCACAGCATGGTAGATGTTTAAGTTCGCATATGTCTTTTTTTATATGTTTATAATTAGGATTATTGTCCCAAGGGAGACTATTACTGGCCGCATAGGTCATTTTATCTATATCAATAACTTCGTGATTATCGGCAAGAACCTTTTCTACAAAATGGCTCCCTATAAAACCCCTGCCTCCCGTGACTAAGTATATCATTTATTTCGCCTCGCTATACTTAATGTTGTTTCTGTTATATGACTTACTTCTTCATTGGTTAGTTCTGGATATGATGGAAGAATTACTATCTCGTTATGTAGCCTTGTTGCGTTTGCATGGGTTCTTCCTGCCATATTGTGCAAGAAGTCTAAATGTTTGTGATGTTTAAAAGAATAAAACATTGGTCTAGTCTCTATATTATGGGCGTCAAAAATACGTTTGTTATCTTCGTAAGATTTAGACCCAAGAATTCTGACCCCATACATCCATTTAGAGTGATCGCAAACCACTTTCTGTGGAATTATATTTGGATGGTCTTTAAACGCTTCGTTATATTTCAGAAACAATACTCGTTTTCCGCCATATATATTATCCCACTCTTCTAGCTGGCCCAGTAGTAGTGCGGCTTGAATATTGGTCATCCTATAATTGTAGCCGAGTTCATCATGAATATATCTTCTAGATGTTTGTCCTTGACCTTTTAACTTTGTCAAGAATTTAAAAATATCTTCATCGTCCGTCAGCACGGCTCCACCTTCGCCGCTCGTCATGTTTTTGTTGCCAAAAAAAGAAAGAGAGGCGCATAGCGATTGTTTCTGTTTGGTTTTTCCAAATAAAGTTTCGCAGGAGTCCTCTATGACTGGACATTCAATACTGTTAAGCGGCATGATATTGCCGAGGTTGTGGACAGCCATGATAGCGTCACCCTCTTCGTATTCTGGAATACGCATATTCCAAGTTTCTGTGTCTAGATCCACGGGCTGTAGTACCCATTCATTATCATCGTATAGCAGCGAATTGTACGCCGCTACATAGCAGGCGCTTGGCAAGAACACTCTTTTGGTTTCAGGATGCCATCTTTTAAGAACTCTAGCGCATAAGTGAGTAGCAGATGTTCCATTATTCACTAATACTGCATATTTAGATCCTGTGCGCTTCTTGAGTTCCTCTGTGGCTTTTTCTACATATTCTCCAATAGAAGACACCCAGCCACTGTCTATTGCGTCTTTTGCGTACTCTATAGACTTGCTGGGTAAGTAGGGTTTATATATTGGTATTTTCGTTGTCATAAATTCTTTTCCCGCTATAGTCCCAGTTAGGCCAAGATTTATTATACGTCTCAATCGTGTTTATGTCTTTTGTAAAAGTATTACATAAAGAAAAATAGGCATTGTTATAGTAATAGAAATCTAAATTGTAGCCAAGTTTTTTACATATTTTTTTTCTATCTTCCCATTCATATCCACACTCAACACATAAAATTTTAGGTAAGTATTTTTTTTCTATTGTTAGTAAATTTTTTAATACTCTATCTTCTTGACCTTCTATGTCTAGTATAAGAATGTCATATATTATACCTAGTTTTTTTTGTAGATTTTTGTATGTTATGCACTCCACCTCATAACTTAGTAATTCTTGCTCATTATTTTTTTGACTATCGTTTAAGCTTGATGATTCTAAATAACAAAACCCTTCAGATTTTGAAATATAAAAAGTTTGTTTTTGATTATTATCTGAAAGCGCAAGATTAAGTACTTTATAATCTAATGATTTTAATTGATTGTATACTTCTAAATTTGGTTCAAGTAGCCAGACTTCATGCTTTCTTCTCCAGTCTTCTGTTTCAATATACTCCGGTCTACAGGCTCCACACTCTAAAGCGTAAAATTTATCCGGCAATTTGTATGCAGCTTCTATTATAGACGATATTTTCATATTATTCCTCAAGTTTTTTTTCTAAGTCTAAAAGATTTTTTAATCTGTTCTTCAACCTCTTTGCTGGAATACCAAAATAAATACTCCATTCTTTTAAGTCTTTAGTTACTAATGATAAAGCCCCTACAGATGTGCCTTCATGTATGGTGACTCCCGGCAAGATAACAGCCCCAGAACCGACTATCGCATGTTTTTTCAACGTGACGGTTCTCCCGGTAGCGTTTGTAAACTCAGACGGAACGGTTGGGTTTGTTAAAAATGCTCCAGAGTAATCATCTGAATTACTATATATCTTAACGCCTTGAGATATTCCAGTGAAATCTTCCATTATAATTCCATTTTTCGCAGACAGATAACAATTTGCCGCGATGTGAACATATGAGCCAATTTTAAGACTTGCCCCGTCACTACCAACCATAATACAACAGTAGTCATCAATTCTAACATTATTACCTATTTCTATGTTTTCTGTTCCTATAATTGTGCAGTTCTTAGAAATTAAAACATTTTTACCAACAGACTTAAATCTATCTTTTATATCATTTTCAGAAAAATAACCATCGTTAAACATTTATTCCTCACTTTTTGATCTATTATATAATTCTACAATATCATTGACTAAAACTTTTGCGCTCCACTCAGACAGTCCATATTTATATTTGATATGTTCTGCTATTTCTTGTATCTTTTTAGTATGTTTTGTGTTTTCTCTGGATGAATTTTTCATAATCTATTTTTTCCCCAGAGGAAAGAGCCTCTAAAACCGACGCGATCATTTCATCTATTTCATCTATCAACACATTCCTTTGGAAGTTAAGATCACAACATTTTTTGAGAGAAGAAAAAAGAGCTAGTTGTTTAGTGTCATCGCTAGTATACTTTTCTTTAAATTCTTCAAATGGAATTCTACGAACTTCATAAAGAAACTCTTGGTTGTTCCACATTTTCATGTCTACGGTTATCAGTTTATCAATAAGACCGCCAAGCGTATCTGCCATATCTTCTCCCATCTATTATTTTTTGATTGTTTTTGATATTATTTCTTGACAAGTTTTATCGTCTGCATAAAAATACGGAGTTACTTCACCTTTGAAAAAATGTATACATTTTCCTCCCAATATCGCGTCTGAACTATCTAGTCTTGAACATTTAGACTGATCTATTAGTTCTATATCTGTCTCTGCGCAAGTTAGAGCTAGGGCGACTAATCCTGTTGCCTGTGTTATCAACCTTGCACAATTTTTATTTTTAATTAATGAAACATAATCTTTTAATTTTTCAACAAAGTTGATTCCGTTTTCTTCGCAAAACTGTTCATTACCTTTGCCAACTACATATATTGGATAATGATCTTTTATGCCGTCTACAAGCCTCTGAAAAAATGATATATCACTGTTTCTATCTGGACACCAGCCCCTTCTCCTGATGCACATTGTAACAAAGGGTTCTTCTGGTTCAATGGCTCCATCTAGATCGAATCCATTAAAAATTAATTCTTGGTCTTCTTTTTTTCTGTAATACTCAATCGTTCCGGGTTTTAAAAAAATACTTTTTTTTGTAAAACAGCAGCTCATATGGTTGGCGGGAATGTCAAAAATTATTTGTTCTCTTGACACATTTAATTTTTTAAACTCTGTATAAGAAATTACATTTTTGCACATTTTAGTGTACAGAAACATCCTGTCTTCTATTGCCACGGCTGTCATGTTGTCTTGATCCCAAAAGCCTTGATTATAAAAAGAAATAAAATCAATCCTGCCGCCAACAGACTCCCATCCAAGCTCCCAGTATCTATTAATATCCCCATCCTTCGCTGAATCGCTGCCCGGAATACCCTTTAGATCGTCTTTACCCAGTATTAAATATCTCATATTCTAATCCTTATTTGAAATAAATGTATCTATTGTTTGGGTGTGTTTGTGGTTTTTCTTCTTCTATTAAAAAATCTTTATCGTCTACAAAACGATAAAACTCACACCCATTCCAAGCCAAAAACCCAAAAGAGCAAAACGGGTTTATTACTTCTTTTTCGTATGTTTTTCTTATTGGCTCTGGAAGCTCGCTAAATGCGTAGTTACTTATCAGGAAATGTTCGCCTTTTAATGTTTGTTTTTCGCTGAGTCTTAAATCATGATACTCTAAGTATTTTGATTGTAATGATTCTGCCTCCGGGAGATCATATATTACATATGATGCTATATTGACAGAGTATATATGGCACATATTTTTTAAGAAAAAACAAAGACCACCATATCCACCACCAATTTCTATGATGTCTAGTGTTTTTAAACCAAGCTCATTAGCATATTTGAGTATCAACAAAGACTGATAGATGTATCTCAAGTTTGTAGGAGAACATTCACAGAAATCAAAATAATAATATTGCGTAGGCTTGCCTACTGAGTCGTTTTTTTTACTCAAGTTTACAAATAGGTTTTTGTGTTCTTTGTAAACGTTGTGAAATTCTTCTTTTATTAGATCAAGATATTCTGATCCATGATTTTTGCTTACGTGCTCTAGTACATATTGATATCTTGGGTCGCTTTTAAAAAATAACTGCTCACGACTTAGCTCTAAGTTTTCTATTATAGATTGTACGTAATGTACGTATATGCTCATTTTAAGTCCTTTAAGATGTCTATTTCGGTGTGTGGACATTTTATGTGTCCGAAATCAATGTTACTTAATTTAATTCTTTTACCATCTTCATATTTCCTTAATAAAGAAAACTCATCATAGTCGTAGTAGTCTCCAGACCTATTATCATGAGAGTCTTGTGTTTTATTGTTTGGGCTATTTACCACGGCACTTTGAAAAGGGCAGACTATGGCAGCGGGAGTAATGGTCCAGAACCTCTGTAGCGCGCCTTCAAATTCATTTGGCGTTTGTTTCCAGTCTTTAAATTGAGAAATTTTCCATAGCTCAAAAGACATTTCTTTCATGCTTGATTTTTTAAAGATGTGACCGTCTACAGACAAGTTATAAGACCAGTATGACCCATATGTATTACTGGTTCTATTGACAATCATCCATCCGCCACATTCAGAAAAACCATACGTTACTGGCCTGTCAGGAAAGGCTTGATTGTCGTGACTTCTTTCACATATATTCATGCCCAAGCGCAGCGAAATACAAGAGACAATATCTTTTTCTAGATTTTGTAAATTTATTTCTTCAAGGAATACCTTATTATAGACAATGCAATCATCTACAAAAAAGCACACATAGTCGTTCTTGGCTTCTTTCATGGCGTCCCAGATATCACAAAACAGCGACTCTGTTTGCTGCCAGAACTCAACGTCTGGATGTTCTTTCTTTTGCTGCAAATGAGCCTTCCCAAACTCAACAGAGTTGTTGTGAATCACAATATTCTGTGTTGATTGTGGAAAGTTTTGCTTTATGCTATTTAGACATAAGTCAAGCTGCAAAGGTCTATTTTTACTGAATATAATAGATGTAATCATTAAAAATCTTTCATGTATTTTTTATTAACGTTTTCGGGATTTATTTTTTTTGAGTAGTCTATATTGAACTGATTTAAAAATTTCTTAACATATAGATCCCCAAGTAAAAACCAGCTTTCATAAGAAAAAACATGCACGTTATCAAATTTTATCATTTCAGATAGTATATATGCGCCATTATCGTGCTCGGCAATTGCATTTTTAACTATTGGCTGATGGTTATTTATTTTTGATTTTAAAGAACAATTATAATCCCTAGTAGCGATAGTTATAATATCCCAATCTTTAATTTTTGGTATATAGAAAAACGTTCTCTGTCCAGAGGGTAAGCTCATGTGTGAAACTAGGTTTTTATCATCGCTTATTCTCATTACTCCATTATATTTTTCATATCCATCTATTTTAAGATTATCACTAAAAATTTTAGACACTATTTTTGTACAAGAGCTTTCTAGTCCAGTAACTAATATTTTCATGTTTAGTCAATATCCTTAAAGTAACTAGTAAATTTTTCTTTATTATTATTGTACCATTCAATAGTTTGTTTCAGTCCTGATATTAAACCTGTTTGCGCCTCAAATCCTAGCGCGTCTTTTGCTTTCGAGGTGTCTAAACATCGTCGCGGCTGCCCATCCATTCCGTTTGCATTGAATAAGACATCGCCTTCATATCCCATAATTGATGCTATCTTCTCGGCTAGAGCGGATATTGTAAACTCTACACCTGTTCCAATGTTGATTGGGTCTGGTGTGGTGTCTGTATCTATTGCTAGTTTAATAGCTTCGGCACAGTCATCCACATAAAGGAATTCTCTACTGGCGTTTCCAGTTCCCCAGAGTTCTACAGAACTTTCTTTATTTTGAATAGCTTTATCTATCTTTAAAATAATGGCGGGAATAACATGACTAATGCTTGGGTGAAAATTATCATGCGGCCCATACATATTTACAGGAATGAGATTAGTACAGTTAAGTCCATATTGAGCATTATAAGCCGCAAGCATTTCCATAAGGGCTTTTTTAGCGATCCCATAAGGCGCATTGGTCTCTTCTGGATAGCCGTTCCATATATCTTCTTCTTTGAATGGAACCGGCGTAAACTTTGGATATGCGCACACTGTCCCAACCATAACAAACTTCTTTAGCGCGCCATATTTTCTGGCCGTTTCAATCAAGTTCATCCCCATCGCCAGATTCTCATACATGAACAATCCGGGGTTTTCCTTATTCGCCCCTATTCCGCCAACTCTAGCAGCGAGATGCACAATGACATCTGGAGTATTATGAGCAAACAAATATTCAACATGTTTTTGTTTTGTTAAGTCCCATTCACCTCTTCCTCTAAGTGGAATAATAGTATCATTAGAATCCAACAACGCTTTACGAACGGCCTTACCAAGAAATCCAGTACCGCCAGTAATTACAATTTTTCTAGAGTTCATTAGCAATCCCTAATAGTTTTTTAGCTTCGTCTTTGTAGCCAAATAAATCCATAATCTGTGCGGTCCTATGATAGTTTGTGTGATTTTCTTTCACAAGTGTTTGTCCTTTTTGGATTATCTCTGACCTATCCATTGTTCCGGCATCAGTGTTTGCGTAGTATTCTACTTTGTCTGTAAAATCTTTTGGGGAATCTGCAATTACAATGCCATCACCAAACATTTTATACCCTTCTACATTATCAGTGATACAGAAGCCGCCAGCATATAAAACTTTAAATATTCTTTCATTTACATCAAATCCAAACTCGTGCGCGTGAGGCTCACTAAGGTTTGGACATATTTTAGAAGAAACAAATAAGTCTTTTACTTTATTGTCTTGTATTAATCCGCAATATTGATTTGCAGGCCAAGGTTGATTGCCGAATATTTTTACATTATATCTGCCAACAGGATGTAAAAGAGGCATAAGATATTGATCTATAATCTGTCCTTTATAGGGCCAGTATCCTCCAACAAATCCTATATCGCACATAAGCTCTTCTCTTCTTTGTCCGCCTCCATATACGGTAGTGTCTGCGCACATCATTAGTGATACAGCTTTGATTCCGATACTTTCAAAGCGATTATGTGTTTGTTCTACCGCCCATTCTGGATAGTGTATATGAACAAAATCAGGAGCGCCTGTTTCGTTTTTTAATTCTTCTAGCATCTTAACTTCTTTTGTTGTAAGTGTCAAGATGTTAAATTTATTTTGATCTATATCTTTTGTTTGATCGCCCCAGTCTCCGGCGCGCAGTCCAACTCTTAGGTGTGGTCTTTCTTTGACGCATTTAATCGTCGCTTCGTCTAGATTATAAGCCTGCCCAAGAAAAATATCTGGCTCACACGTATCAAAAGCGTCAAAAGCTGGCATAGTATCCTTTTCCCAAAGGAACACCTGATGGCCAGCCGCCGTAAGAGCATTAGCCCACGACATTCTTTGAAAGAAATGGGCGTGTCGTCCGTCGTTACAAATTAAAATTTTCATTTTCTAAATCCTTGATGCAGTCTATTTCTATAGTGTGCGAATCTTTTTTTTCATGATGCCGGAAAGATCCGCCGTTTTCTATGACTTTGTTTAAAATCTCAAAAGATAACATTTTTTTATCTACTGCCTGAAACTTTAAAAATATTGATTTAAGAATTCTTAGTTCTTTACCCGTGACAAAACAGATTTGACACCATTTTTTTGGCAGCCCGTATGACAGTATGGAAACGTCTTTTTTATTAATAGTTACCCCAACTTCTTTTTCTTCCATGTCTTGGTTAGCATCAACCACTAAAAACGATTTATTAAAGTCTGCACTTTCTAGTAAGCAGCTTTTAAAAAAAATATCTCCATGAATAAACAAAACATTGTCATATAGGCAGTTATTTAAACCAAGCCTCATGCTTTCTGAGTTGTTTGTTGTATTATGTAATTGGTTTTCTACAACCCTTATTTTGTTATCTAGCTTTTTTATTATTTTTTCTAGATGTGTTCCAAAAACGCCAATAACTTCTACATTTTTAAATATGCTTTTAACAGCTTTTATCTGATGATTTATAAGATAGTCATCTTTAACTTTTATTAGGCTTCTTGGTTCATTAGACCTAATTCTAGATCCTGCGCCAGCAGAAAGAATAACAACAGACAATCCTTTCTCTGTTATATTTTTCTTAATTGATGTTGTAGACCTGTTCAAAACCTACTCCTTAATATTTCGGCGTTTTGTTTAAAGACATCGTTTGTCATTTTCATGGACTGATTTTGACCGGATTCATTAACAATAGATAACGATTCTGGAACGTGGCAAATGATACAAACTTTAGATATCCTGAGCCATAGATCGTAATCCTCTGTGCATCCGATAAATCCTTTACTGGCTGGCCCATGCAGCCTACTGTCAAAAAATTCTCCATTGGGCAATCTGACGGATTGTAAAAATTCTTTTTTTATCAAAGAGTTGCTATGAACGATGCAATTTTTTAACAGTTCTTCTCTAGAATATGATGGCTTGAACTCTTCTTTTGTATATGATTTACCTGCATATGTTTTATGAATATCATAGTCCCCATAAACCGCGCCAATCTCAGGATATTCAATCAGCTTGTTTACAAACTTTTCTACTTTTCTTGGTTTGTATTCGTCATCCGCATCGAGAACGCCAATGATATCGGCCCAGTCCCAGCACATTTCAATTGCTGTATTGCGGGCGACACTAGCACCAGAGTTTTCGATTCGCTTCGTGTAAATCTTATCTTGACCTTCTGCTGGGTGACTATAGCTATTAACATAGCCGCAAATTTTATCCCATGAATCGTCAGACGATCCATCGTCTACAACATACAAACGAAGCTCACCTTCGTATGTCTGATTTATTATACTATTCATGGCGGCAACAATATACCTGCCATAATTATAATTTGCACATATGATGGCTACTTTAGGCAACATTGACATCACTCCATTCTAAAATACAATCATTCTCGGCGTCTAGATCTTTTATTTTATCTAGAAATAGTCTAGAGTCTTTTTTATCTTCATCCCAAATCTTTGTTTTATTGCCATTTAAATATTTAAATAGCGCCGTTTGAAATAGAAGCCCATTAATACCTTCGTATGGCTTAACTACAGACAGTCTTTTCATTTTTATATTAATGTGCTCATGCATGTCTTGTAATAGGCTTCTACTAACCGCTTCGCCAGATGTTGTTACATAAATCCATCCGTTTAAAGCGAACCGAAAGCACTCATCAACAATCCATATTTTATTTGTAGGTACTTCTAATAATTGTAAAAGGTGAATCTCTGTTTTTTCTTTATTGAAAAATAGCAGCAGCATATCATGAATTTGTTGATTATATTCCACTTTTTCGTTAACAACAATCACATATCTGGCAGCCGACTCTGTTTGATCTCTGATATCCATGAGAGTTGACTCAAGCCATGTCAACGGATTATCTTTTGAGTGGTCTAAATAAACAATAAATCCAACTCTTGGTCTTACTTCTTCGAGCGCAGTGCTAGTGGCGTCTAGACTCTTGTCAAGCGTGAGCTTTTGTAGCCATCGCTCTGGGCGATGCGTATTGCAAAATCTTTTTAAAACCTTGTACTCTACTCCGTCCTTTTCTTCCGTGTTGGTTTCTTGAAGTTTCTCTATTCTATTCAACATGCATCCGGCCTGTTTAGAGTCCTTGACTTTAGTAAAAACACAACCCGAACATTTCATTTCCATCATTTTGATCTTTTCCCTTTTATTAAAAAATTTCCTGTTTGTTGGTCTACAGACATGTAAGAAACCTCTATGTTTTTTGGTAGAGCTTCTTGAAGAGTTTCTACATTTATTAAACTTGACACAGGCGATTCGCCAATAAGATCCCTGTTTAAATCTTGTATAGAAATTTCTCCCCGGTTATATTTAAGGATCAAAATATCCAAGTCTTTGCCCTGAATACTAATTTCTGATTTAATTCTCATTTTGCTTACTATTTTTTGTATGACTTTTTCTAAATCTTCAATCTTAAATTGATTTAAAAAACTGTCTGCAACAATTTCCGTCGCCTCGCCATCTAATACAGCATTATCAAGATGCATGATACTAGAGACATGAATAAAATCGTCATTAGTTAATTTTTTTTCTGATAAATATATTTTCATGGATTATCCTTTGTATAGAGTCGTCGCCAAGTCAAAAGTTTTATTCCAATTGTTAACAAATTTGTCTAGGCTAAATTTTTCTTCAATTGTTTTTCTTGCGTTTTGTCCTAGTTTTTTGGCAATGTTTTCGTTTTCCATAAGCATCTTTAGATAAGATTTTAGCTCATTGACATCATTTGATATTAATCCATTTTGGCCGTGTTTTATAAATTCTGGTATCATACATGTTGCGGTTGAAACAATTGCGCATCCACACGCCATAGCTTCTAATAATACAGTTGGAACAGGCGAATGTATAGATGTGTTATAAAATATTCTTGACTTTTGGTAAATCTCTCTTAGATGCTCTGTTGACTCAGCCGGAACAGATAATCCGGGACTCTTGCCAAACACTCTAATTGGAAGATCGCACTGCCAAGGGTCTGTCTTGGTTCCAGATCCGCCCTTCATTCCAACCGTATGCCTCCAAACATTCCATCCACAGCACCAATCCCTATTGGGCCAATCGTTTACAACAGAAAGACAAACATTGTCTCTTTTTTCTGATCCCGGATTCCAGAAATCTGTATCAATACCATGCTCGATAACTAATGAATTATCTTTGCTAAAGCCCCACCGATCCCTAGAATAGTTTGAAATAAAAGAAAAGAAATTAAAAATTGGATTTACTGCTGCTTTTTTTTGCATCTCTATGTCATATCTAACATCTGGAAGAACATGATTGTGCCTCAAAATCGGGATATGAGTTCTGTTTAGATTTTTTTTATCGTCTCCAGACAGATGGCTGTAAACAGCGGCCACTCTGTTGTCGTCCGTGTGCGCCAATATCAAATCAAAATCTAAGTAATCTGGAATACTATTAATGACGTGATAGTTTTCTGGTATTTTTCCGTAATCGGTGTCCCAAGTTTTACCAACGCCAACTGAATAAAAATTATGACCAGTCTTACAAAGATTTTGTTCATATCTTTCATGTGCGCAAAATGTTAATATATTAAGTTTTTTGGGTCTGTGGGCGGACCTTAATATGCTTCTAACTGATCTTTGACTGGCTCTACTTGTCATTCAACAACTCCTTAAATAGCTTTCCAATATTTTCGTGAGAGTATTCTTTTGCCTTATTTTGACATCTTTCTTTTTTGTCTATGTCTGTTCCTTTTGTATAAGCGTTTCTCATTTTTGCTTGAAGGTCTCTAATATTAATTTCTTGCCAGTTACTATTTGCGGTGTATATGTTTGGCAGTGATCCCATGCCGCCAAAACATGCTACGCTATGGCTTTCAACAGCCGAGCCTATGCAAAATTCAGACATGGCCGTTCCTTTTGTGTAGATGGCGGGAACGCCAAGAGCCATCGCTTCTAGCGCCGGAATACAAAAACCCTCGCCTCTGCTTGGCATGACAAAAGCATGACACTGCTTGAGCACTGAAAGATAGTCTTTTTTTTCTAGTTTTCCCGATATAACAATATCTTCCTTATATTTTTCTCTTAGTTTTAGGCCCTTTTTGGTTGCTTGAATTAGATTATTTACAACACTAATGTCAACACCAGAAGTCTTAATAAGCAGGCTTACATTTTCTTTTGGATGAAATTCTGTATGGAACGCTTTAATTAAGGCTTGTATATTTTTTCTCTCTATAAATTCTCCCACAAAAGCAAAGTTAAAAGTGTTTAGCAGTTGTGAAATTTTCGCGCCGTCTTCTGCTTTTAAATATGAATCTATATTAAGACAGTGCGGGGCGATCTTGATGGGTATTGTGACACCGCTTTTTACGCAAGAATTTTTGACGTATTCAGACGGAACCCAAAGTTCATCCATCATATTTATATTTTTCTGCCAAGCCGTATCTACAAAATCGCTACTTTCCGTGGCTAGATATCCGATGTTTTTAAAATTAGAATCATAAACATAATTAGACGGAAGCGTATGCTGAATACAGATATCGCAACCTTCGGAGCTTTTTTGTTCTAATTTACTTATTTCTTCATCTGGCTCAGAATCTTTTTCGTTGTAAGAAATGGCTCTAGGCACAACATCAACACCGGCTTTAGATAAAGCTATAATATTATTCTTGGCGGCATCTCCCCAACCCGTTCCATCCTTGTAGTGTCCTATATACAATATTTTCATTTTATTGCTCCGATTTTTCTTAATCTGGCCTGTTCCCAAGAGTTCATCTGATTTCTAAAGTTTAACATTTCTTTTAGTGCATCTTGAGGAGAAAAGGGCAAACTTGATTTTTGAGATTTGTTATGAGACTCATTAAAGTAAAACTCTTTATTAGAACTTTCGCACTTATAGCCAAATGTCAAATCTCTTAACATCCTTCTCCAAATATGATTACCGATCCATTCGGGCTTGCACAAAACACTATTAAAAATAAAATCCGTTATTTCTTTGGCGTTTTTAAGTGAGGCGGGTAGTTCAGTTTTTGGTACTCTAATTTTTGATGGAGACAGCCAAGTTTCTTTTGGGTCTTTTAGTTCCACCTCTTTAAATCTAGCAGCCCACTTGTCGGCAGCTGCATCCCAAGTATAGTGATGTTTGGCTTTTTCCATAATGGTCCTACCCAGATCAACCAAATAATTAGAATCGTTTTCATGGCGTGAAATTAGGTCTAGTAAAGCCTGAACAAAAAGCTCATTATCTGGAACCGCCCTGTTGCATCCCGTTTCACATTCTTTATAGTATGAAATTGGCTCTATTCCGATTCCACCAATATTGTCTATTACAGACTGCATGGCAGAATAATAAGTAGAAATAACAGGAAGAGAGCAGTGCGCCGCTTCAAGCTGCGGCATACCAAAGCCTTCGCTGTTTGCGTATTGGACATAAATATCAAACAGATTGTAAATCTGCGAGAGTCTATTTTCTTCTATTGAATTGCCTATGCCAACAAGCTGATTAGACAAACTCTTACATTTATTACATACCTGAACAGAATTCTGAAAAAAGTCAACACTGATAGTGTCACACTTCTTACACTTATATGTCATCAGTACGCGATTAGAAAGACCGTTTTCTTGTATTAGCTGTGGAATCTCCCATCCAACATCTGGATAGTAGGTGTGCGCGTATAAAAACACGTTATCTTTATTTGCAATATCTAAAAATTTTCTAAATGAAGAAAACAGATCTGGATATAGTTTTCTTTTTTGATTCCTCATTACGGTTCCCACTATAATACTATCTGGGGACACGCCCATGTTAATCTTATGCTGGCGCTTATCATCTACTGGACTGAATACCTTACTGGCCGCCGGAGACGCCACATCAACAAACTTTATCGTGTCGCATTGACGACTCATCGTATCTCTTCCAAATTCAGAATAAGCAAACACGGAATCCGCAGAGTCATACGTATTTATCCATTGCATATTTTGTGGCGATGCGTCTACCGTTGGCATAATCGCCCAGTGAAACATGTCTCTAAAAGGCGAGCGCTGTTCAAACTCTAGCATCCACCAGTCTCTAATATCCATCACAATATCTGGCATAAAGTCTAGCAGTACGCTATTAAATGATAATTCACCAAATTGAGCAATTGTGTTAGATTTGTAAATATTTAGATTTGGATCGTCTGGTAATGGTTTATTGGCGTATACCTTCCAAGGTGTTTTTTTTATATTTGGATTTGCTGCGTCCGTATAGCAGGCTAGTTCAGCAACTTCAAATTCTTCTATCTGATTTAGTCTACTAAGAACTTCCTTGGTATATACGGAATATCCGGTACTAAGCCACGAAGCCTCAGAAACAAACAATATCTTCTTTTTTCTCATTAGTCTTCCGATTGCGTGGAGTATCTTTCTTTGTTAAAAATCTTGAAACTATTGACTCTAAAGTAGCAAAAATCATCTTCGTCTCTTTTGCTTCTGGCTGTACATTCTACCAGAACGAGATCGCCAACATTTAATTTTTCTCTCAGGGTAATAGCGGCGGTGTGCCATGCTTCAAATGTTAGATTTTCAACACGTCTTGTTTTTTGACCAGATTTATTTTTTCTATATTCTTCAACTTCAAGTACAAAATTAACCATATCAACATCATTAGATACTGTAGAAAAGACAGGCTCTTTGAGCTTGCCTAAAAAAGAGCAATTATTCATAATAATCCTTTTCAAACTTGTATAACTTTATTAACAACGATGGAATTTTTATCCCTCTTAGAAACCTCACCATCTATGAAGACAGTGTTTCTTTCTATCAATAAATCTTTATATTTTATAAATGCTTCTGGAAAAATTGTAACGGAATCCAGTTCGCCGCTCGCGTCTTCAATACACAAAAAAGCCATCTCTTGGCCGGGATTCTTTCCCTTTTTAGTTTTATAGGTACGGATAGAATTAATCATCACAGAAAGATTTACCTTACCTCTTATAGTACCCTGTGTCACATCTTTGCACATATTTGTAGAAATATTTATAGAATCTGCCTTACTGCATGTCAAGGCACACCCCATTAATTTAATTTCATAATCTGCAATAGAGGCGGGATCGTCATCTAGGCTATAGAATGGCGAAATGAGAGACTGCTTGATGTCCTCTATCGCTTGCGCCCTTCTAGAATTAATCTTAACCCAGTCTGATAGCAGGTCTACACACTGAGCCAAAGTTAAATTACTTTTGTAATTATCAGCGATGGCATCTTTTTCTCTTGCAGAAAGATTATTCCAGCTATCATATTCATACAGCATTTTCTGGCGAGACTCTCTATTGTTCTTGCCATTAAACGCACCAACAGAAATCATAGCAATTGCCGCTCGCTTGTTGATCTTGGTACGGTGAACAATCTTGATAAGACAATCCATCCAAGTAAACAAAGACAAATCTTCTGTTTGTTTTAATTCTTCAATTTTATCACACTCTTTCGTGCCTACATTTTTAATGTGCCTCATACCAAAATAAATTTTACCATTCTCATGTAGAAAATTTGTGTGCATGTGATTAAGCCTTGGCGGATAGGTGTCTAGCCCATGCATCTTAGCATCCATGATAAGCTGTTTTAGCTCAATCTCAGGCTTTGGCTTACGGTCAGAGCGATTCATGTAACTCACGTAAAACCTCTCTAATCTATGACATTTACAGTACGCGCTCCAGTATGCATCAATAGCATATGAAACAGCGTGACTTTTGTTGAAGGCGTAGCGGTTAGACTTCTCGATCCATGAAAAAATCTCTCCCGCCACTTCCTTCTTGATAATCCCCTGCTTTTCGGCGCCATCCATAAAGACCTGTTTCATTTCTTCCATGAGTTCAGCTTTCTTTTTACCAATAGCCTTACGAAGCGAATCAGCTTCTTTAAGGTCAAACCCAGCTAGTTGCTGGGCGATTTTCATGCTTTGCTCTTGGTATACCAAAACACCATAGGTTCCTTTTAGAATAGGCTCCAAAGAATCATCTGGGTAATCAACAGCATCAGTTCCCTTTTTTCTATCCGCATAGTGCTGTGTCATGGATTTACCATCTGTGTAAGCCTTCAAACAGCCGGGACGAATCAACGAAATAAGAGCCGCTAATTCACTGATGCTTCTGGGTTTGACTTCTTTAGCCCAATGCTTACCAAGGCTAGACTCAAGTTGAAAAACGCCCTTTGTGCGTCCTTCGCAAATCAAATCCCAAACTTCTTCATCTTCAAAATTATTAATGTCAAATTTAGACATAAATATCCCCGTTCGCAAATGTTTTTTCAAATTTAACTTTATGTAGCAATGTTCTTTGCAATTTCATGAACTTAATCATGATATTAGCGGTATCCTTAACGTCTTGCAACGCATCGTGAGCATTATCCTTACTAGCCTGACTCATTCCAAAATAGTCGCGCAAGTAATCCATACCATATCCCTTTACTTCTGTATTGTTTTCAAACCAGCAGTAAATATGTTGCATTACATCAATGGTAAAAATAGGGTTAAAGATTCCCTGCCTGCCATTCTTTGCATGAGTTGGACCATATTGTTGACACATTCTCTCCACAATAGGCATATCAAAGCCATTGATATTATAGCCAGCAGCGATAGGTGCATAATAATTAGTTTTCTTAAAATTATATTTGTCGCAAAACTGAGCAAACTTTTTCCATACTGTTTTGGGCAAAGGTGCTTTTGCTAGGTCGTCACGGTTTTTGCGCGTTACCCGCAGAGCCTCTTCCTCCAACGGGCCGACTCCCGCTTTAATGGCCTCATCGTCGTCGATAATAGGGCGAATCTCGCTGTTAAACACGCCTCCGGGCTGTAGCTCTAGCTTTCTAGCGTGGATAGCCACAGCCGCGATTTGAGTTGGCTGACACGTATATGGATTAGCGCCGCCGGTCTCAAAGTCAAAAACAATAATATCTCTATAGTTCGCCATGTTACTTCCTTTTCTTTAGTTCAATAAACTTATCAACAGCATCTTCGATATTTTTAAATAGGTGATATTCGTTTTGTCTGTCTGACCATACTTGATATTCATTTGATCTTGCCAATCTTCTATAGTGATTAGCCAAATTACAAAATGTAATATCTTTATAGTCAATACTGCAACCAGAAAAAATCACAGACATATATTCTTCTTTTGTAGCATTCATTTAATCCTCACATATTTCCATAATTTTACTTAACAAGTCAATTCCAAGAACATCAAACTTAACATGACCCATAGCCTCTAGGTCATTCATCTCAAGCGCGGCAATCATTTTACCATTCTTGTCTTTAACCATTGGACAAACCTCTGCTAGTGGATGTTTAGATATAATTACACCGGCAGCATGTTTGCCCTGAGATTTATTTGTTCCTTCAATTTTAATAGCTTGTTCAAAATATCTTGATAGCGGTCCTTCTAAGTTTCCTTCTTCATCATAATAGCACCAGCTCTTTAGCGCTTCTGATTCGTTTTCTAGCGCCCATCTGATAATAGACTTATCTTCCATGAGTTCTAGCTGGTCAGAAATTTTAGCTTCATCTGGAATACTATCTGTAATAGCGTTCATTTCAGAAAAAGATACAGCATCATTGATTCTTAAAACTTCTTTGATCGCCGCGCGACCTTGTAGTTTACCAAATGTTACCATCTGGGAGACCTTATCAATTCCATACTTTTCTTTAATGTAGTCAATTACTTCGTCTCGATGTTCTGCGGGAACATCCATATCAACATCTGGAAGCGAGACGTGATCTTCCGTATTCCGTCCCTCGTTATAAAATCTCTCAAAGAGTAAGTCAAATTCAATTGGATCAACTTCTGTGATTCCAACTAAATAAGAGATCAAACACCCGGCAGCAGATCCTCGACCGGGACCAGCGATCCAGCCACGATTTTTAACATAATTGACAATATCTTGCACGATCAAAAAATAACCACTAAGATTAGCCTTAAAGATAACTTCAAGCTCAGTCTTTACTCTTTGCAGATAGATTTCTTTCTGTTTTGGGTCGGACACTTTGCCAGCGGGGGCGAGTTTAGATTTCCAACCATGCCGACAAAGCTCTTTAAGATACTCATCACTATCAAACCCTTCAGGCACATCAAACTCTGGCAGCATTGGCTTTCCGGTGATTTCATACTCTTCGCACGAAGCGAGTGCGTCAAATAATTTTTTATTACCTGTGACTCTGCTTGTCGGCTTTAAGCAATAATCTTCACTTGTAAAGAAGTGTTTGTTTTCAAAATCTTCTCCCTTTTGCAGCTTTGCCGTAACTTTCGGAATGCTGGTTTTCATCCCAGAACACAGAATGATTCTATGTAGCTCTGCTTCTTCTTTGGTGCAATAATACACCGCATCAGAAATATAATCATAACAAAAATAATTCTTTCCCCACATTTTCTTTTGGGCTGGACTATCTTCTGTTGTTATAAACAAAATGTTGCCATTATCAGCTATTCTTTTCAGAGTGTCAATATCTTGTTCTTCTGAAGAATATTTAATAAGGTCTAGCCATCCAGCTTTATTCTTTGCAATTAGGAGGAATTGCTCTGTGTCTAGTCCTAGTATTGGCTTGACGCCATTCTTCGTACACGCCTGATGAAAGTTCACGGCGCCAGAAAGAGTGTTGACATCAGCAAGAACGCACGCCCCATAGTTATATGAAGCGCACAGTTTCGCTAGTCTATCGGGATTAGAGAATCCTTTAAGGAGACTGAAGTGGGTCTTGCAATTTATTGGTATGTATTTGCTGTTCATCAATTATCTTTTTCAAAAATCCAGAAAGGGTGACAGTATTCAATATTGTATTATTGTAGTTTACAATTTGTTCAAGTGCAACTCTTTTATTTTCAGATCGTAAAAAATTTAAAGAATTTTCTAGAAAGCTATCTAAGAATTGCCATTTAGCGAAAAACATTGGTGCCTGTTCATAATACCAAAACCTTGGCAGCATTTCAACCATAGGGAACGCCCCCATAGCTATAGATTCAAAAAATCTAAAAGACTCATCACTATATGCCCCAGTCGGACATAGGCAAATTTTTGAGTTGTTTAATAAGTCAATATATTCTTGATGATCTAAGCCGCAACCAAAAGACTCAGTATATTTGACGTAGTATTTGTATTTATTTCCTATGCGCTCTAGCATATTGTCTAAACATCTTTTAAACTTATCTCTTGTTCCGGTATGCGGTATCTGTCCAACGAAACAGAAGTCATATTCTCTATCTTCGTGAGGCTTTATTTCTTCAACCTTGGAGGTCATATCATTTATAAAGAATCCAAGCGGCAGCGGCACAACTTTCGGATGATTTATCGGATGTCCCCAAGCGTCTAAAGGAGCATAGTTATGAAACGTAAGAAAAATCCTTTCGTCTTCTGTGTATCTTGGTAGTTCATGTGTTTCTCTAGACAGCGCAAAAAGTATATTTTTCTTGTCGTCTTTTGGAATATTGTAATCTTGTAGATCATACTTAATAACAACCCTATAACTATCATCTAGAGTGTTAGATAGCTCTGACGCTACGTCTAGTAAAAATTTATTCCCCAAATCAAAGTCTTTTTTTAGGTCTATCAACTGCGACACGGCTACCCCCTTGGTCGTTTATCATTTTCTATTAAAATTTTATTTGTATAGTGATAGGAGTCCATAGTGCCTGCGTCCATGCAAAATTCATCCATGATAACGTAACTCGTCTTATGGTTTTTTATCATGAGATTATTTAAATCGGAAACTTCGTACTCCATTCTCTCTGATTTTTTAAGATCGTCCACATAATTAAAAAGTTCGCTTGTATACATATATATGCCCATACAGGCTAAATCACTCTTGGGATTGCTTGGCTTTTCTTCTATTTCTAATAATTCAAAATCGTCATTTAGAACAGCAACACCAAACCTATTAGGATTTTCCATGCGTTTAAAGAAAAACTTTGCAGATGTGTTAAATGAATCTATGTGATGCTTAATGTCAATTTCAAAAATATTATCCCCCAAGACAACCAAAAAATTATCACTCCCAACAAAAGACTTGCACAGTTTTAAAGCTCCGGCGATTCCATCTGGCTGATCCTGAACCTTAAAGGTAAAGTCGCAACCATATTCGCTTCCGCTGCCTAAAAAAGCTATCATGTCTCCCACATGATCTGTTCCGCTAACAATCAATATGTCTGTTATGCCAGCGTTTTTCATGTTCACTATTGGATAGTGAATCATTGGAAATTTTCCGACTGGTAAAAGATGCTTGTTTGTAACTTTTGTAAGCGGGTAAAGCCTGCTTCCTGTGCCACCTGCTAAAATTATTCCCTTCATATTATCCCGGAGCCTCATAATATCCTATGTTAAATCCTTCCTTAGTACACTCTTTGAGGGTCTCTTTATAGCCAATCGTGTGCAGCCTGCCCTCGACATGCTGACACATTGTAGTATTTGTTCCGGGCCAATTATTCTTATAAAAATGACATAGTTTTTGACATCTAAAATCCATTCTGTTTTGTTTAATTGGCTTTGGTTTAATATTTTGTTTTATTTCTTCGTATCTGGCTTTTAGCATACCCAAAAACCTGTCTTGATCTGACGCATCAAAACACATGCTAAAAGGGCCGCCGTCTCTTGTGAAGAAGATAGACATAATAGCCTGTTCATAGTCTGGATATAATTTAGATATCGCATAGTTATACAATAGAAGTTGAGGATCTTCAAGAAGTTTTTCGTAAGTTTTTTCTTCTCCGGTCGCCCAGTTCTTTCTTTGTCCTGTTTTCCAGTCTATGACCTCTATAACGCCGTCATCAATTTGTGTAACTAAGTCAATAGTTCCTTTGATAGCGAGCTGTCCATTTAGTTTGGTTCCATCTGGCATTTCATATTCAAACTTAGCCCAATCTTCTTCAATAGGAATATCGAAAGTAGGCTCTGTGTCTACAATGGTTCTATTTCTAGGGTCGAACTGACCATCATTGTAAGTAAGTGCCGTTTCAACTTGCTGTTCACAAAATCTAAAATCTGCCGGATAGTACTTATGGTCATCCATAGAGGTATAATACTCATAACTTCTATCCATTAAATCTTTTACAAATTTTTTAGTGTAGAGCTTTTTGGGTGTAAATTCTACTTCGCCAATAGCATCATCTGTAATAGATAGATTTTTTTCTTCTGGCTTTTCTTGTAGTTCTTTTTTACATGCCGCTAAGCATTCCATGACCTTATGACAGGCTGTACCCTGTTGCGCCTTTTTTCCAGAAGCCGATCTATGACCTAAGACATATGTCATAAAATACTGCATCTGACAAAATTCATAGTTGCCATAGCTAGACGACCTAATATACGTTACTATCATCCTAGCTCCTTATTGCTTGAATACCTGTTAATCTCTCCTGTTCTTCGCTCTGTAGTAAAACTTCTTCTCCTAGCCATCCCCATTTTTCTAACAAATCAATAATTTGTTTATTTGTTTCGGTAATGCTTAGGTCTGTATTGTCAATAACCGCATCAAAATCTTCATAATTATCTAGCTCTGTTTCGCTAGAGTGATTATCTTCATGTGGCTGTCTTGTTAGTCTTATAACCCTGCCGCCCGCTTTCTGAATAAGCTCTACTTCATTTTGAAATCTAACATCATCAACGACCGCAAGCAAAGAAGATTCCATCTCAATATCTTTAACAAGACGCTCGACCCAAACATCATTATGAATCTTTCTGCAAATTTCTGTTCCAAAAAACTGTAGAAATTCTCTAGCTGTCATTCTGCCGTACTTGTTTAGCTTTTTTCTTTGTGCTATTGAAATTGGCATGTTTTCCCACTTTATGTGAGTCTTTGTATTTTTTTGAACGTCTGTGCCAAACACCTGCTCGTCACTTAGGCCAAACAGCTCTACAGCCATTAGCTTCAGTGGCGTGGCTAGTGAGTATTTTTTAATATAGGGCCACATATTATATCCAGCCCACTCGGCAAATTGCGCATCGAACCTGTTAACATCCAGCATCCCGTAAGAGTCATTTGATTCTCCTGTTCTTATTAAGAGGTCGCCTTTTTCATTTAGGGCGAAGTTTTCTATAACTCTAAAGGCTCTTAGTTGATAGCCATGAATAAAGTTTGAAGATGTGCTTTTGCCAGATTGTTTCTTTCCAGAAAACGCTAATATTTTAGTCATAAGATAGCCTTTAATTGTTCTTGCAATTGTTCAACGGATAAATCGCCAACATCTTTAGCGTCAAGAGTTGGCCGTAAATAATTAAATCTTCTTCCACATTTTTTCATGATTTGAGTGGCCGCCTTGTTTCCGGCCTCATCATAGTCTGTTAATATTATTACATTCATGACTCCTATCTCTTCAAGCAATATCAGCTGTTCATCTGTTATGGACGCGCCGAATATACTAACAGAGTTGCTATATCCGGCCTCGTGCATTCTCCAAACATCGCCCTGACCTTCTAGCAAGAAAACGGTTCTACTTCTTATTATATGGTCTTTTGCGATATTTAACCCATAAAGATGTTCTTTTTTAAAACCTTTACTGTGTAGCCATTTTGGTTGCATGTTATCATAGATTGATCTACCAACACATCCAACATAACAATCGTTTACATCATAGATAGGAACAACGGCCCGATTACACATTGGCCTATTGCTATCTAAACATGTACCAACATCAAACAAGTCAAGAACTTCCTCTGAGTATCCTCTGTCCATATAATATTGTGATGGTATTTGTATTTTAGATCGAACATCCTGTCTTGAGATTGTTGGTATTGTCGCGACAGACTGCTTCAAAAAAATATCAATCATTTTAGCTTCTTTAGCAGGATTGATGTCTATTTCTTCTCTTTCTTCTGCTTTTGCTATAGACTCACAAAATTTATATGTTTCTGAAAGAGTCGCTTCTGATCCCTTCTTGGTGGTTAAACAGCCTCTAATAAATCCAAATATGTTTCTCGCATAGTCGTCGTCACACCCGGCTGTCCAGCATTTCCAGTTTCCCACAACGTCATCACCATCTAGAAAGACACAACATCCTTCTGGATTGTCGCCGCCGTGAATAGGACAAGGAAAAGCGTATCTATTGCTGTATTCTATATACTCAATATCAAGTCTTTCAAGCACTTCTGGAATAGAATCTTTTAGCGCGTCACACGCTGCTGAGATCTGATTCGGGGTCAAAGTTTTCATTTATTTCAAATCCTTCACTTCTTGATTTGGCATTGTTATGAATTTCATTTCTAGTCATGCCTTCTTCTAAACGTCCAATATTACCAAACATCTTCATCGAAATATAATCACCATCATCTAATCCTTCACCATGTCTGGCTACAATGGGAACAAGTTTTCTATTTCCATTTTTAGGATTGTCCTCCGCTTTTTCTTCGTCTGATTTCATCTTAAAAATTGTAAAACTGGTACAAAGCCAAATAAGACGGTCGGAGCCAGATACCGCATCGGTGCTTTCTTTTGTGATACCATCTCTGTTCAACTGCACAAAGCTCAAACATGGAACATCATATTTAACCATAAAGTTATGCAGCTTGGTAATTTGAAAGCCAAGAACTTGATATTCCTGCATAGACGCACTAATGCCGTCTGAACTCATCAGTTTAAGATAATCATAAATAATTACACAATCGTTAGTTCTGCCGCTTTCGTCAAACCCAACGTGCTGATAAATCCATTTACGCATAATAGAAAGTATATTATCAAAAGACTGACCTGCAATACTAATATAGTGGTATGGTATGTTTTTAAGTTTTTCACCGGCGGCACGAACCTTTTCATTTTCTATTACATTATCAGAATATTTACCAGTGGATATTTTGTTAATTTCAACACCACTAATACTAGCTAGAATTCTATTGTAGTGATCTTCTTTAGACATTTCAGTATCTAGAACAAGAACGGGAACATTTTGCATTGATATGTTGAGCGCAACAGCATCGCAAAACATAGACTTACCAACCTTGGGTCGCGCCGCTACTAAGTCAACACATTTTCGACGCAGCCCACCGCCAATAGCAGCATCATATCGTGCAAACCCTGTGGGGATTCCAACAAAATCTGATACATTCTCTGTGAGAAAATCCAAGTATTCATCAATACCCTCTCCCATTACTTCTGTTTTATTACTTGATGTTTGATATATTGCAGATGTAGCATCTAAGATAGGAGATTCTACCATAGAGATAAGGTCTACAATATCTTCTTCGCCCGTCATGGACTCTACGCTTTTCTGGCAGCCGCTTAGTGTTTTCTTTAAATCTCTAGCCAGCTTTAGCTTTGCGATTTTAGCGGCATGAATTTGCGAGTTTTCTAAATTTACTGGGAAATTAAACAGGGATCTGATGAACCCCATTTCTTCCTTGTTGTTTAGCGCATCGCCAACACCAAGACTATTTGCAGCAGATAGAATAGATGTTAATTCTACCTTTGCGTTGTCAGATATTGTTTTATGAATACAGCTAAACAAAACTTGATTCATGTCATCTGTAAAATGGTCGCCATCTACAAAATCAATGTCAAGATAACAGTCTAGCCCGTACTGACACAGTGCCGCCAGTACAGCCCTTTCAGAAGCTAAGTCCTGTAGTTTGTTCTTTTTCATTATCGGCCACCAATGCACCTGTCGCAAACATACCACTCCCTAGCGTGCGTAGGATGAACCTTAACAGAGTTTTGACACTTGGTGCATTTCTGATCTATCATCTTGGTTGGCTGTCGTCGTCGCTCGGTAGGCTTGACATCCGGCGTTTTAAACTCTGCGCCCTTTGCTTCTGTTCCGTCATCAGTAAAGCTATTAAACCTTTTGTTCTCCGTAACGGGGATTCTAGTTCTAACTTGCCCGCCGTCTTTAGAAACCGTAAAGTCCAAGCCAATATCTGCACTTGATAATTTTACTGGTTCTGGACGTTGTTCTTTTTTAGTCTCCGCTGGTTTTTCAATACTTTCACTTAGGGTTTCTATGAGCGCCATCTTTTGTTCTGCGGTTAGTGATTCAATAAATTTGTCTAGCATTTTAACCTCATCTTGTTTTTGATAAATTACTTAATGTGTCTGCCATTCTCAATACCTTGTTAGATTTACCATCTACGCAAGACAGTCTTGCTTCTGCGTGCTTCTTGATTTTTAATATATCAGACGCTAGAGGGTTTTCTTTTACGGCAGAATAATACTTCTGTTCCCATTTCGTATAGCTTGTGCCGTAAGAGTCTAGAGACTTAGATATTATATACCAAATACTGGAATCCGCCCAATCTAAAACGATCTTTTCTTTGGCTTTTATGGATTCAAGATAGTCTGAATATGCGTATAGCTCATAGGCATACGCCAGACATTCTTTTGCAGAGAGATGGTTTATATCGTGAGATCGCATATTAAGAATAGCTTCAATGTCTTCTTTTTGCTCAACCTTCGGAAGCCCTTTACACTCTATCCAATTATCAATCGCTAGAAGAAACTCTTCTAATTTTTGTTCTCCACTCATCAATGTCCTCATTATAATTTAATTCTATCAGTTCTATTTCGTTCAACTCGCACCACTCTCTTTTGTCTGAGTCTCTGGCTTTGGCTTTATAAAAGTCTAGCTTGCTCTTAAAAAAGAACTTGTTAAACTTATAATGTTGCTCTCCATGAACTTCTATTATAATTCTTCTAGCTGGTAAAAACAAGTCCGCTCTAAGGGATTTTCCTCCAAATTGGTCTTTGCTTCCGGGGAGTGTCACTTCTTCCAATATCGTATCATACGGATAGAATTCTTCAATAAGTTTGTATGCTTTTTCATGAAGTTTTGATCTATTAACATTCTCGGCGGCTGCGGATAGCGGCATCCATATGTAGCCCCTTGCGTCTAATCCTACTATTTCTATTTTCATAGCATGTCCTTAATTGATTTAGCCAACAGCTTTATGCACTCTGGATTTTCTTTCAGGAAATTATACACCTTTGGCTGTCCTTGAAACTGAAAGGCTTTAATACATGCGGTCTCGTCTTCAACATCTAAATCCGGTTCTAGCTTCTTCATTAATTTTTTATCTTCTAGCATGAATATGAGCTTGAACCAAGCGCCACTTCTGTCGATAAGGGCAAGCTGTTGAGCTAGCTGTAGATACTCTTGACATTCGTCGATACCTTCGCCATAACGAATAAAACTCTGACAGTTTCCGCCCGGCGATCCCATAGACGAGCAGAGGATGCGCCAGTTAACCTGCTGCCCGATGATCTCGCCGCTTTCATCTGTCCAAGGCTTGACGGCTGGAATTTTCTCTCCACCGCTTTTGACTTCCATTCTAGTATCCGCCTGATATTGAATCTTTCTACCTCCGTCAGCCATCTTAGACGCGCCCATTCCAGACGTGTTTGAGATAGTATGGGTAATCAGTATCACCAATCCTCTTTGATTAGGTAAGACCTGTCCCATCTTTTTAGTGAAGATAGAGAGAATCTTAGGTAGGCCAGCTCTAGTGGGAGAGAAGTCGCCGTCTAGTTCTTTCTCTGAAATCAAAGACGAGATAGAGTCAACAATCAAAACCGCCCCATGATATTCTGGATCAGTCATGTATTTGTATGCTGTTTCTAAAAATATTTCAGCAGGAATAGGTTTGTCTTTAGGTTGAATGATTGTCATATTTTCTGGATCTAGTTCTGGGACTTCAAAGTTCATTTCTTTGAGTCGCCCCTCTGCATCAAGATAGATAACATGTCTACCATCTTTCTGCGCGTTCGCCGCCAACTGCATCGCTGTGGTCGTCTTACCACACTTGGGATCGCCTGAAAGCATGAGCCACGAACCTTCTTTGATTCCCCCGCCCAGAGCGATATCTAGCATTGGAGAAATTGATAATACTTTATAATCTTTTCTATTACTTAAAACATTTGTCCCAGAAACAAGAATATCGCCATACTTATCTGTGATTTGTTTCTTCCAGTCTTTAACCTTTGCCATCTATCTTCCTTATTTTTGAAAAGAGGCTATTTTTGCCTTTTGATTTCTTTGGTTTATAATCGCCTTTAGGGGCTTCGATTATTTTCTTTTCGCGCTTCGACTCTTCTTTCAATTTGGCATGTATTTCTTTTACACCCTTTTCAACAAATCTAAGTGTTAACGCGAACTTTTTACTTTTATGTAGAAAGCCCAAGGCATAAACATTGTTACCGCTTGGACTATTTAGATATCTAATTAGTGCTTTTTCACTATATTTACTTATCAAGTTAGAAGCAACACGTATTTGAGTTTGGTACTCTTCTTTTTGAGATCTGTTCCAAAACTTAAACTCTAAACTGCCGCAATTTTCTTTCTCTCTTTTTCTTAAACAGACAAGTTCAGCAGCGTATTGAGCCGCATTACACGGCTGCCCCGTTGATAAGCTCTTGTACTTTAGGATGTTTGAGTTTTTCTGATTCATTTTTAAATATCATATATTCCAAATTTCCGGCTGTCAGCTTTCTAGAAGAAGAGCCTTGTTCAAATTCATTATTGGGCCAGCAATATTTTTTAACATCTACTGAATCACAGTCGTCTCGCAAAAGCCCAACCGTGAGTGTTTGATACACCCTAAAAGAATCGTCTGACATTGTTTGCTCTTTCGCAGCGCCTCTAAGAACAAAAATTCCATCGAGACCGTTTTCGTCTTCAAAAAACGTTTCTTTCTTTGCTCCAAACATTAGAAGTTTTATTTTAATAATACTATCATTATTTTCCTCGCAGTGTTTAGAAAGTCTATTCCAAGGATTATCTTGTCCGCTTCTTTCATAGTCTCCATAAACAGTGACGCCGCTTTTTAGCTCTGCTTCCCAAGTCATTTCAAGATCTGTCATAACTTTTTTTCTAAGGAATGAATCAAGCTTGGTGCAAATCATATTAGTCTTCCTTTATTTTATGAATAATCCCTCTGTATCTTTTGGGCGGTTCTGACTTTTTCCTATTTTTATCAAAATGCGAAGAGGCCGATTCCGTCATAACCACCACGCCCCTATCGGCATTTCTTGCTAATAGTTGCATAGTTTTAGATTCTTCTTTTGGTTTTGTTTGTTCTTTTTTAGAAATTTTACCTAGATGCGCCTTTACTAGCTTTAGCGATCTATCCATAGATTCCGCTAAATCTTTAGCGCCTACTTTTGAGTTTTCTTCAATATAGCTTTTCTCTTCGTTAGAAAGTGGTCCCTTTTTCATTTAATTCTCCATGAACAATCTTCTTGACCTAGTGAAATACAAACGATTTTTTGTAGACAAATATTTTTTATATAGATTATAACAATCTTCTGATACTTTTTTAAACTCTGGTATTTTAGATTTAAAATTAATGTCAACAGAATGAGGATCAACAAGCTCGCCTCTATAAAATCTAATATAGTATTTTACAAAAACACTCTTATCTGGAAGAGTTGTAGAAACAGTTTTCACGAAACCATATCTTTCGTTTTGACAGTCTCTACCTTCCTTATTCAAATATTTTACAACTGAAGTAATCGGTTCTGGAATACCTAGTCCAGACACGTCTTCATTTTCCCATCTAGCCATTCATTTTCTCCAACATTTCTTTAAGATTCTTGATGCATTCGGATTGAGTAGCTCCAGATGTGCATATCTGAGCCTTGATACCCATGCCATATTTTGAGAGTTCTGACGCGCTCAAAACTTTATTTTCTAAAGAGCCATCCTTATTCATTTTTCTTATGTCGATTTTAAGAGTAACAGTTGCGTGATGTGGGAAATCTTTTCTATTTAATTTAACCGTTTCATCGCTTTTATTACCTAATAATACTTTTTCCAGTTCCATTAGTCACCTTCCTTTATCCATTTAATCTTCTGTTCCTGTGTCATAGAGTTGATCTTGCGGCGCTGGTCTCTTGCTTTTTTAGCCTCCTTGTACTGTTCCGAATTGTTCTTTGCGTTTTTAGACTCTAGCTCATATCTTCCCATCTTTTTGGTATTTCTATCTGCTAAATGTTTTACAGTAGTGGGTTCTCCGATCACACTGATAGATGGAGCATTAATGAAAACTTTTTTAAGAGTATTGCTTGCGCAAAATGGACACTCATGAACATCTGGATCTTCCGGTCCTTGTCTTATTTCCGTATAATACGCACAAGGCTCACATTCAAAATCATATAATGGCATATTTTTACCTCAATTAATCGTCATTCTCTAGGGCATTTAACACTCTGCCCAATATTCCGTTTCTTTGTATATCTTGAATTGTTAGCTGGCAATAAGCGATTCCCTCTATATTATAGAGTTTTTCAATACAATGTGCAAGACCGCTTCTAGATTTTATGTCAGTTTGTTTAATGTCTCCATTTATTAAAACCTTAGAGCCTTCACCCATTCTAGTTATAAACATCTTGATCTGTTCAAAGCTACAGTTTTGCGCCTCATCAAGAATCATATATGAATGATTAAATGTGCTACCGCGCATAACCTCTAGCGGCATGTACTTGATCCTACCTGCATTATAGTATTCTCCGTAATAAGCGCGCCCAAGAAAATGTTTTAAATTTTCCTGCATTGGCATGAGGTATGGGGCTATTTTTTCTCCCAGCTCTCCCGGTAAAGATCCAATTTCTTTTCCGGTGCATACAAGGGGTCTAGTAATTATTATATTCTCAATTTCATCATGGTGAAGTTTTTGTGCCGACAGGCCAGCGGCAATAAAGGATTTTCCACAACCCGAAGGACCGGTGCAAAAAATAATATCGTTTTCTATTATTGATCTAATGTATTTTTTTTGGTTGGGTGTTTTTGGCTCTACTATTTTAACTTGCTGGGGAATATTTTCTTTTTTTAGCGTTCTTCTTATTTTTTTTGTCATAAGGTGTTTACCACTATAATGTTATTGATTATGATACTTCAATAAAGTTGTTGCTATTTTGATAAGTTATAGTAACTTCGACATTTGAATCGTCTCCAGCATCTCCTCCGTTTGTTTCTATTGATGTTAAATAATTTTTAGCGCCAAGATTCCATGAACTATTTGATCCCGAAAATTCCGAATTAATAACAATCACCCTATCGGCTTCATAGAATGGATTAGCGGCTGGGCCGCCATAAGATTGAGTAAAGTTGTTATCAACAGGGCGCACCGCGTTATCTAAATTTTTCATAATTCCAGTCCAAGGAATCGGCTGCCTTATTATCCCGCGAAAAGAACAAGAAATACTTATTGGAAGATTGGGAATATAAAACTCATTAATCCTGCTCAAATCGCCATCCGATCCGCCCCAGTATCCGTGATCCAATAATTGTGTTCGTTCTATGTTTACATTTATATCTATGGATTGAAGTCCTAGAACATCAATGCCGTTAAGTTCAGTCCCAATGTCGAATAACTTTTTCACTTCTTCTGGTAATGTGCTACTTTGTGGTTTTATGTGCTGCCTTTTCATAGTTTCCCCTCCTCCCCCGCCAACCCCTGAAAAATCGCTAGGAGACGCTCCGCCCGGCTCCATCCATCTGTTTATATATGTTACTGTCTCTGTAACACGGTCTACAGACATAGAATATGAAATAGAACTGATTAAGCATTTTTTATATTGAACCCCGCCTAACGATGAGTTCTCGCCGATATTCCCGTTTTCGTCTGAACCATAGGCAATTTCAATATCATGTTCACCAGCGGCGACACCATCATCAACTTCTGCGGGGGCGCCTGTTAGGAGTCTTTCTATTGTTATTTCTGTAGAGGGTCTATTATAGAAGATGTGGCGTCTTGTGGGACTGCCGTTATTAAACAGCGCAGAGGCCGAATGGCTAGAGTTAACGCCTACTGACTGAACACCTCCCAAAAAAGAACCGTTTAAGAGTACTCCCTGAGTAGCCCAAAATATTCTATCGGTCATACTCCGCTACTCCCAAATCCGCCTTCACCCCTTTGACTTTCATCAAGATCGTCCACTTCAATAAGATTAAAGCCTTTTATCTTTTGAAAAACTATCTGCGCTATTCTGTCTCCCTTTTTGACTTGATAGTGGTCAGTTACTCTTGAATTATAGAGTATTACCCCCACATCACCTCTATAACCGGCGTCAATAACGCCAGCAAACACATCTAGTCCATTCTTATAAGCAAGGCCAGAGCGAGGCCAGATGAGACCAACGTAACCGGCTGGGATCGCCATAGAAATACCTGTCTTGATTAGTTTATGATTTACAGCTGGAATCTCTACATCTTCTAGGGCATAGAGATCATAGCCCGCATCTGTTTTATTTGCTTTTGTTGGAATGATTGCTTCTGGGGCCAGTTTCTTAACTTTTAATTCAGGACCAGTGTAAGGCTTCATGCCCATTGGCAGAGAAGTTACTACCGTCTCATGTCTGCAACAAGAGTTTTGCCATACCGGAAACGGCGGCACGTTTTTGTTTGTATTACCTTCCATTTTTTTATTCCTTAAAAGTCACATTTACCGCCAGCACAGGCGACTTGTTGAACGGGATTTACATTATTAGTTTCTTCGACAACTTGTGTGAAGTCTACATCTTGGTATTCTCTGTTAAGATCCACCCACTCTTTCCAATTATAGACATCTTTCATACAATATGTCAACTGTTTTAGGTCTCCTGCGAAGTATTTTTCGGCAAATCTTTCACATCGCTCTTTCCACTCTTTCTTTCCATTGCCTTTAATCTTTTCGCCAAACCCAAGTAGACTGTCACATGCCGCCCAAAGGTTGTCCTCCCATAGAGTAAGTGCAACCTCGATAAGTCCACTCACAAAGATAGAGGCATTGCCGTAGTGTGCGACCTGTTCACTTGGTAGATAAACCGTAGTGAATGGTGCTTGTGGAAAATCTTTATCGCCAGAGATAGGAAGCAATGAAATACCACAGAAGTATTTTCTATTCTTATAAATATATTTCTCTACTTCGTCCCATTCATCTGGCTTAACATTAATAGTATTACTTACATTATGATTTAACCAAGGTTGAGTACATAGCTCTGGGTTTGTACCATTGAGAACCCAGCTTTGCTGTGTAGATTTTACATAGTCCAATAACTGTAGTGCGCTCACTTGGTTTTTAGTTTTGCCGCCGTCTTTAACTTCTACACAGAACGATACAACGTCATCACTATCATTATTACTCCAAACACTTTCTTCACATGCTCTTGGGTTTTGTGTTCTAAAATAATTATAAATGGGTTCCATTTTGTTTGCTTGGACTCGGCGGATATATCGTTTCGCATGGTGCGGGTGAATACCACTAGATGTTCCAAGAATACAACTTGATGTTCCTTCTGGTTTAATACATGTGGTTCTTGCTGCTTGACGAATACCCAGCAGTTCTGCCATTCTAGCGTTTGTTTTCTTTACAATATTAGCGCCGCGCTTCTGTGATGATGGATCAAGACAAACTTCTGCGTTCTCCATCATGCCTGTCATACTAACGCCCAGCAGAGCTTCTCTTGCGATGATTCGCTCCGACGCACCGCCCAGATACTCAAACTCCGAGAAACCCGCCTGTAGTGTACCAATGATTGTAGCGGCACGGCAAGCATCAAAGAAGTCTTGTTCGGTTTTTACTTTTGAGCAGTTAATAGTTGATAGGTTACATGCCTGCCATCCAGATTCACCAGTTTCCTCACATACAGGCCACATGCCAATTTCAACACATGGATTTACCAGAAGTTCTGTGCTGTCTGCCCATACAAATCCCGGCTCGCCAAACTCTTTGACAGAGTTCATTAGTTCTGCAAATTGTTCTTTTGTTGTTTCATTTCGTACAAGTAGTGCAGAATTGTTTGATCTTCCTCGTTGGGGATTGTCAATGAACCAAGTTCCTGTTTTAGCCCTTGCCATCTCACTATCGTCAGGACTAAATACGCAAATGGTAGCAGAGCGGCGAACGCCACCAGATATAACAGCATCAGCGGTGTGCATAATAATGTCATAAGCTTGGATAGGTTTGAGCTTTTTCTGTCCATCTTTAATTGCCTTGTCTAAGATTTTTCTAATGTTTGTTAGAGCATTGCGTAGAGGTTCAGGGCCGGGAGCTTTGCCGCCACTTGACTTTAGGTAAGATCCGGCGGGACGAATTTGACTGTAGTCAAAATTAACAGTCTTGCCAGAATATTCACCGAATAGTTCATCTTGTAGATATTGATCGAAATAACTCGACACCAAAATACCTACAGCGTCACTCCATCCTTCAATGGTATCTGGAATAACGTATTTTTTACTACCCTCTTTCTTTGGTAAAAGGTCTGGCAGTTTTTCAATATGGTGTTTCTGTACGGAAAATCCAGTACCGCATCCACACAGAAGAAGATACATACACTCTTGGAAGAATCTTACACGGTCGCAGTATGACACAATACAATTATACATACGAGCATTGTGCTTAAAGATTGGCGATCCGCCAAACTGTAGAGCGCGCTGACTGCCAAGAACTTTTTTCTTGCGCATTTGTTCATACGCCCACTCGATCTCGGTTTTAATTTCTTCTACGTTCTCGCCCTCTTGACCTGCAACATATTTGTCGAGCATCATTTGCTTGACTCTATCTACTGCCTCGTTCCAAGTTTCTCGCCTTTTCTTTTCAGGAATCCAACGCGCATACTTACTAACAAATGTATAATCCATTAAAGATTTCAAAGACATTAAATATTCCTCATGATTGTAAAACTAAATTAATTTATTTTTCTTCTTTTTTCTGAACTATAGACAGCTCAATTCCTTCGCCTATACTGATGACCATTATATCTTTGCCATCTCTTTTTGTAAAGCTCACCTTATCTAAAATCTTTTTGACTTTATCAACATCTTCTTTTTCAATGTCATATTTGTCAAGAAGGACATCTAAAATTTTGTTGATAATCATTGGGTGACACTCCAAGCTACCGCATTTAGTATTTCGATCAAGTCATCTCTTTTGTCGTCATCCATAGGCGCGTCCTGTTTTCCAATAGTATTAACAATAGCCGAGTCTATGTTTTCTCCAAGAGAGTCGTATTTTCCTAACAGAGATGTATCAAAGTGCAACACTCCGGCAAAAGTGTTTAGGTTTCTAAACTGTCCTGTAGAATCTATTATAGTATCATCTTTGTCAATTACATCAGCTAATTCCAGATAAAATGAAGAAATTAGTTTTGCATCTTCTGGGGAGATTTCAATCTCAGTAATTGGCTTGACAAGCTCTTTGTTTTCCAAAGATGGTTCAGTGATAGTATACACAGACTCATCGACAATTTCAACGTTATCTTTCACAAATTCGGCAGCTTTTTCCCCAAAAAGTCCAACCACAATAACTACTAAAGCTAAGAATATTCTAAGGTTATCACTCATAGCACATCCTTTGATTTTGCAAAAAGAGGAAAGACTTTGTGGACTTCTTGTTCGGCCTCGGCTAATCCATGCCTCTTGCATAATTTTTTAAGATTTTCCCAGCACTCTACAACGTCAGTGAGGCTCTCGTCACCCGGAAGAGGTGGAGGCTCTGGCTTTCCATGTACATATCTATCTAAGATTTTGCTAAATAAAACTGGCCCAATCAAAAACGCCCCAATGCCAAGCATGAACCACTGAAATACACTCAACGCACTAAATAATTCACTCATTCCTGTTCTCCAATTTGTTTTATAATTTCATTAATTTCCTGTTCGGTTAGCGCCGGAACAACATCTAAAAATGCCCCATAGAGTGCAGTCCTATCTTCTCTTCGCGCGCGTTTTCGTATCTCTCTTTTTAACAAGACCTTAAAAATAAGAGACGGATTTTGTAGTTCTCCTTTAATGCTTTGTTTATCTTTACAAGCCCACCATAGTTTTATTAGGTTTGTAACGATAGATATTATAATACTAATAGTGATAGGGTCAATACCGTAATTTCCATCTTTTTTCTGGGCGCTCTCTGATATTCTTTCTGCTAAATTTTCTATACTCATTACCTACGTCTCCTAAATAGTCCTCTTGACCTATCTTGATTAGTTTGAATTATTGGTTTTTCTTCGACTATTATTTCTTGTGTTGGCTCTGGTTCTATGATGACTTCAGGCTCAGGCTCTTCCTCAATCGGAATTTTAAATTCTTCTAATATTTGTGGAATGTCTAGTAGCGTATCTGTTGACCATTCTATTTGTGGTATGTCGCCAGCAGATTTACAGGCATCGCATCCGGGACACTCCGTTTTATGTCCATCCCCCTGTGTTATCCAGCCAGAACCATCACAGCCCTCTTCAACAACTTCTTCTGTGATGACGTTATACTCTATTATAGCATCGGCAAGTCTTGTTGCAATATAGGCTCTGTATTCTGGGTTGCTTTGCCACTCACTATTTTTTGTTTCTGCGCATCCGACAAATAAAACAAGCACAATCAAAGTTGATAGATATTTCATCTTTCTATCCTATAAAAATTTTGTAGTTCCGTAATCCGGTAGTTCTCTTGCTGGAAATCCATCTACATCGCTAAACACCCAAGCTCCCTTTTGAGCCAACATGCCTCTTGCGTCTTTTTCTCTAATCCAAAAGCTACCATCTGGCTGCTCATGGAATTTTGGGCCACTATTCCATTTACCCCAACTATTCTGTACTAGAAACAATGACTCTTTGTATCTTTCGTCTGTATCATCGCAGGCGATCCAAGCCATAGCATGTGACCAGCCACCACTACGTTTAGCTATTCCATATTTATCTCTCTTTGAAGAAAAGCCGTAACTAGAACAGACAGAGATACCGTAACCATTAGCAAGCGCATCTCGCGCTTCCTGTATAGTTGTGATTAAAGATATGGTTTTAACTTGGTGCTTTCTTGCTTCTTTTGTATAAATATCAAAAGGGATTTTATGTTTAGCGCCAAGGCTTGAATCATATTTAGATAGATCGACAATACCGTAATCTTTTCTTAATACAATACCCCCATGCTCATGAACATATTTTGCAGCAGTAGAACACATCATGCCTTGCTTTTTGTGTCCTCTGCTTTGGTAGATGGCCTCTGTTGCACCTCTGGCAACAAACTGCTCCATGTCTCCCTTTATATCTATCTCTACGCTTCTTGTTACGTCTATAGCGTTTCTAGTGGCGTGAGATACGCAGTCGCCAGTTGTTTGACGTTCTGATGGCCCAAAACTTGGGTCGAACTTTAACAGAGATTTAAACGGGAGAGAGAGTTTCCCTTCTCCATCTCCCCATAATTGGTATGCGGCAGCTCCGAATAGTGGATTTTTAAGCTCGCCAAGCAGTTTTGCGACTTCTTTTTTGTCACACTCTGCGCCTTTAAATCCTTCACGATAAGCGTTTAAAAGCTCGCGTGGCGTTTTAAAATCCATGATATAGTCCTATTCTGCTGCGTTATTTTTCATCCATTTAATTGCAGTATCAAGACCTACTGCGATAATCGGAACTACAAGAGGGCCATATGTTCCAAGGTCGATAGTCCCAAGACTCTGTGCAACAACGGTAAGCGCGGCAGCGCCACCAACAAGAGCCGCATTTTTGCCAACACCGATAATGTCAGACCAGTTCAATTTGAATTTAGCTGAACCCATTTCATTCTCCTATTTTTAAATAAACTAAAAAACCGTGATTTTTCTTTTCTCCCCTATATGGGAAACCGTGTAAACATATAGATGTACCGTCCATTGATACAGTTTTTATTTTTATTTCTCTGTTGCCCTTTGAGCAAGATTCAAACTCATGTAACACATGATGTCTTTCTGGCTCATCTACAATATTAACCCAGTCAAGTCCTTTAAATTCTTTGTGGTCTGTTGCCTCTTTGAATTTTTCATTTGACCAAAGAAAATCTCCTGTGCTACTTATCTCAAAAATTGGCTGCTCAAAGTTGTAAAATATAGCTTTTGATCTATGGTCTACTGTTATTTGCCTGCTTTCTATTCTGTTGATAGCATCTTTTATAGACGATCCACCATTGGTAGTTAGTTCGTGTTTTATTTCTTTAATGCTACACACTAAATAATCATGCCCCTTGACCATTTTAGCCACGGGTTTTATAATTTTTTTCCAAAAAAGAGCCGCAAGCCAAACGCAAAATGGTATAATAACAACCTCAATTATCATAATTAATATATCGGTAATGCTCATTTCACACCTTGGCGAAAAAAGGGGCTGGCAACGATTGCCGCCAACCCCAGAATAATTATTTATAAAATAATAAATTACTTACCAGTGATTGGCTTGTAATCGAAGAAGTCGCCACCAGAAGCTACATTGGTGGTAACGAAGTCAACTTTCATAACCAATTCGCCCGGAATAGCTCTGCTTGGATTTGCAGCGCTGTCTGCTGCTCTATCCGCTTCATCACCATCCGCGATGTCGTGCATGTTTTCGTTCAATGCTACTGGAGCCTGAGCAGCGGTTCCGCCAGCGTTCAACCAGATTAGTCTGGAGAGGTTTGACGAACCGTTTGCCTTGGTTCCGGTCAAGGTGTACTGACCAGCTCTAAACTTGGTCAAAGTCTTAGCACCAAAGGAGTGTTCAAACTGATGAATCGAGCGACGAGTGTTGGAATCCGATCCCGGAATCAACATTTTCGTGCCAGCCACGCCAGAAAGAGTAGTGCTAATTGTACGGATGACATAGTTGCCAGCCGAACTATATGCGAAAGTTCCGCCGCTCAAAGCCTTGGTATTTGCAACAAGGCCGTTTGCTGCTTCTACTGGCCCCGGAGTCTTGCCGAAATCAGAAGCGTTGTCTTTGAGTGACGAAGCTCTAGTGATAACACCGCCAGTGGTGATGTTTCCAAGAATTGTTCCGCCCTGAGATTGGGCCGAAAACGATCCACCAGTAGTATTGACTAGGTGGCTATTGCTACTAGGAACTGCCATTATAAGTTCTCCATGTAAAAGTGATGAAATAAACTACAATTTTCCAAATCCGATATAAGGTCCAGTTCCTAGATTGATATACACAATTCAGATTTCAATCTTGTTATTGTTTTTATAAAATTTAACCGCTTTCGCCACTTTTCTTCTGGCCGTTTCTCGACTATAACCATTTTGATTGCCGATTTCATTCATGGTCATATTGTATACATACTTCTGTTCTAGTAGCGATGCATATTCTTTTGGCATACCATCAAAAATGTCCGTAAGACTAGACGCTCTAGACGGGGTATTAGCCTCAATAGTTTCCGTTGGAAACTCTCTGATTCTCTTTTTTAGCTCGTTCTTAAACGCGAACACTAGATTTTGATATAAAAACGAAGTAAATTTAGTGCCTCTTTTGGGATCATATTTCTTGGCGCACTCCCAAAGCGTATTTAATTTAATTGAGTCTAGTTGATCTGGGTCAATAGACCTATATCTAGCGCCAACCGCGTTCATAATTCCTACTACATTAGGATCACTCATAAGCTCGTTCATTCTGCTGTCCATTATCACTCCTCAAAATTATTCCACCAAAGTTATTTTTCTTTTCTATTAACGAACTCAAGGCGTCAAGATATTCAGCATTAATTTCGTTAGCAACAACATATTCAACCATACCTTCTGGGTATACTAGTATAGACCAGAAATTATTATCTTTCAACTGGTTTTTTAATAAATTCACAGTTTCTTGTATTTCATTATTCTCAAATATCTCGTTCTCGGTATAAGAGCAAATTTTTTCATCTATTTGTTTTCGCACGTCTCTTATGTCAAACATCTGAGCCACACCAATAAAAAATGAATATTTACCCATGATTTTCAAAGCTTCGACACCATCAATCTCTTCATTTAGTATGTTTACAATTTTTTTAGTTATAGGAAAGTTAGTAGAGGCTGTCCAGCAGTCCCATCTGTCCGATGGTTTTAGCATTGATTCTTCAGGATAAGCCCCCATTGGAGTGTAGAGTACGTTACTTTGTGGAACCGGAAAAAAAAATTGGCTTTCCGATTCAGACAATTCGACATCTTGAATAGCCGCTTCTTTTTCTTCATCTTGGGACAAGTACTCTACAACTTTTGCGTTCCAGCTTTCCCAAGATATCTTCTTTTTTGTTTTCATTATAATCCTACATTAACGAGGAAACGTCTAGTGGATATACGACAACATCTTCATCTTCATACTGATTTCTATGATCTGCTAATTTTTTAATAGCTCGATAAAAAGCATCTATTTTTAATACCTGATCCTGTTCGCCTTGCGATTCTTTATGTAAACTTTTTAAGTTTTCTAATATTTTTTCGCTTAAAGATTGATTATCTAAAGCCATAAGGATGGTCGCCATAGAAGTTATACCATCTTCCGCTCCAATCCAATCACAGGAAAATGACAATTCTCCGTCAGCGGAGCATTCTATTACTATACAGGCAGCTTGATCTTCTTCCAAAACAACACCTCATTTATAAAGCTATACCTATCTATACACAGAAGCAGACTGCTTAGATATAACGTCCAGTAAAAACGGATCAATTTTTATTGATAAGTCGTTAATTGTTTTCCTCGTATAAAAACCGCCGGTTTTTTCTATCGACCAAACAGAGGGTATAAAGCATGTATAAACCAGCTCTGTCGTTAATTTTCCAGAATCTAAATAAACCCTAGCATCAGATAATTTTATATTAGGCCAGTGCTTATCTATTTTAAAATATTTTCCGAAAATTTTATCCATGCAGGCGCTTATTCCCGACTGCGTTACCGTTTCCGAAGGTAACTTATTTTCTTTATTTAAAAAAAGCATGAAATATTCATCAGAAAATATCTGTCTCTTTTTCTCTATTTTTGCAAAAATTATAGTCAGTTTAGTTAGCATTTTCTTCTTCTTTAGGAGATTGTGCTTTAAGTCTTTGTATAAAATTATACTGAGATAGTATATTAGTATATTTTTGGATGTTGTCAATTAGTTGATCGAGATCTTTATCTCCAGACGCTTCGCCTCGCTCAACAATGTTAGAAATTGATAGTGTATATCTATCTAATAACGACCTATAGTGTGATTCTGCCGCATTTAGCAACTGATTTTTTTTATTCATTTATAGCCTCCAATAGCTTATCAACAGTGTTCTTCCAAGAAAATTTATTAGCCGTTTCTATTCCATTATTATTAACCATGAGCTGCCCGCCTTGTTTTAGCCTGTGGACATCTCTCATATATTCTATCACGACATTCTCTTGATCGCAAGACAATTCTGCCCAAAGTCCTTTTTTACCATCAAAAAACACCCCGTCAAAAGCTGTTTCCAAGTTTTCTATGTTTATGAGTCGTGAATTTACGGGGGAGCAGAACTCTGTATGAGCTGAGTAGTTGGTGGTTATAACGTGTTTACCGCACGCCATCATCTCAAGCAACTCAAGGTTCCACCCCTCTGCTCGCGCAGGAAACACTCCACAGTCAGCCATATTCATAAGCCTAGCAACATCCTCATGCCGTTGCTGTCTAGGGATTAGTCGGATCTTATCGCCAAGTCCCGACGTTTTGTAAAGTTTTTCCCAATACTCTTTTTGTTCTGGCTTTAAAAATGGATTGTCGCACATCATCCACAGTTCTACATTATCGTATTTTGTGAAAGCCTTATTGAAACATTCCCCTAAAATATCATGACCTTTTCTTTTTTCCCATTTCCCACAATTAAAAAAGATTGTTTTATAAGGATTATGCACCTGATACTGGCTGTTAGGATAGAATATTTTAGTGTCTACACCAAGCGGAACAACACTGGCTTTGATTCCTGTCTGGTTATCGACGATTTCAGAAGCCCATTTAGAACAGACCAATAGCTCGTCACAATGATGAAGGCTTACTTTTTCTCTTTGGTCGAACTCGGTTAACTCGAAGATAGGAAATCCAAAATGCTTACCGTTGCCGACTCTTTGAAAGAGGTCATGTTGATGCCATATTTTAACGTGCGACCTGTTTAATTTTAAGTTTGATATATTGCTTATGGCTTTAGCTATAAAGTCATCCGTTTGATCCGGTTTTCCTATTGGATATAAAGCAACTGAATCATCTCTAGCAAAAAGCTCTTTTAATATATTATATCCGGCGACACCATATCCAAGCGAATTAATTGGAGTCTGCAAATTAATCATCAATCGTCCTATCGTTTTAAAATAAATTTAAATCTCTGATAAAGTATCCTAAAGCACTAGATATGGCCGAGATAATGATTAGCCCATACCAGTAAGCACAGCAATCTGAATCTAAAGAGTATTTTGGTATATCCTCTCTATTTCTTTTGGTTCTTTCTAATCCTTTTATTACTTCAGAATCAGTCAATAATATTTCATCAATAGAGCCATCACTGCACTCAATTATCACCATATTATAGTGATCGTTTGCTGCTCCATGCTTATCTTTATTTTCGACTCTGTAAATTTTACCAGCTTTTACACCCCGTATCATTGTATATCTCCTACCATTTTTTGCAAGACCAATATCTAGCTTTCCACTTCGGGCCGGGAGCTGTATCGCACTTATGTCTCGCTCTAAAGCTCTTTCGTCGTGCTGGATTGTCTTTCTTGATTTCCATGTTTGGGTCTCCAAAGCGCACGATAACAACCTTACCGCTTCCATTTTTGGTGTAAACTGCGAACTTTTTTGGCCCATCTGGAGTTCGGAACGGCTTGTTTAGAGTAACCTTACGTCCCTGATACTCTGCGGCCTTGGATTTTCTAGGATGTCCTTTAGGCAGCAAATCGTTATCAGTGGTGTAGTTCGAGTTTGAGGGTTTTCCGGTTCTAAGTAATGTTAAGAAGGCATTAACTCTTGCGATAGCCCATCCATGACGACTCATTTTTGGAGCATGGCTCGTCGAATAAGCGCCAGCTCCACGACGATATACGGCTTTGAGCATACCCAAAGTTGCCTTAGAGCCTTTGCCTTTTGCGTTGTGTTCTTTTACTTTTGCAGAAAGTTGGGCAGTCACCTCTTTACTGAAAGTGATTTTGCCGCTTGGATTTTTCGCGCTGTCTGGTTTGTTTTTATCAGAACCTTTCTTCTGATCTTTTTTGGGCGCGGGCGTTCTGCGTGGATCATCTTTGCTCGGCTTGTCTGCTTCTGCGTGATCTGCGTAAGCCTCATACTCAGACTGCGCTCGCTTTAGCTGGTCTTGGGTTGGTCTACCCTCTTCTACGGTCTTGGCTGGCTTGTAATTCTTGCCCTCGCGCTCTTTCTTTCTGCGAATATTCTCCCACAATCCGGGTCGTTCGGCAGCGACATCCCATTCTATTGTCTCTTCGCCTTCTACTTCTTCATATTCTGCTTCTGTGGGAACATAGAAGTTGTCCTCATTTAGCTCTTCGGTATATCCAAATGTTTCATAGTTATAAGCGAAGTCAGCGGCGGCCATCTCGCCCATATCTTCACAGGCTTTACTAAGACAAACAGCCACTCTTTGAGAGTTGTCGGGGTAATCTTTTTTCATTATTGGCGTAGACATACATCTTGTAACATATTGTTGTCTTTCTTCGCCTTCTTTTTTTTCTGGTATTGGCATTGTTTATACTCATACTAGGGAACAAAATTATATTTTATTATACACAGTTTGAGATAATATCTAATATCATATCTTCGGCTTTTTTGTATTCTTTATTGATTGCAGCCTTGGCGACCATTCTTCTCGCCTCTGACTTTTTGTAGCCCATGCCAACCAACCCAGCAATCGACTCGGATGCGACCTGCTCTATTATGGGATTTGTTTCTACTGGTTTTCTTGCTTGGTTTAATGCTGGCGAAACCTTTTTTGATTCGTATTCCTGTTCTTGGTATACGTTTATAACATAGTGTTTTTCATTCAGCTCTCCAATTTTTAAGAAAATACCAAAAACAAAATAAGCGATCATTGGAAAAAAGAAAAACACGCTAAACATTAAGACCAAATCACCATTCCAAGTACCTGTATTATTCACTTGCTTTTCCTCTTATCGTTATACCTTGAAATTGAATCTTTTCAATCTCTTTCTTCATGAGAAAAGTCTCCTTATCATCCTTGGCGTCTTTTCTTAGCTGGTTTCTAATTTTTAGAACCTTTTTTTTGTTCTTTTCTTTTCTGTCTTTTTCTTTTTTTGACTTGCGTCTACTTTTACTCATTCCCATATACAGCCTTCTTTTTTAGCTTTTCAATATCTTTTTTTAGTTTGTTTTTTCTCTTTGTTAACTTCTTAAATTCAGAAGTCTCTATAGACGGATTGTAAAGTCTTTCTGAGATCAGAAATACCTGATCTTCTAGCTGTTCTAATCTTAATAAAATCTTTTCTTTTTTCATAACAAAAACCCCGCCCGAAGGCGGGGCTAACCTTATTTCGTAATTATTTAACTACATACTAGTTGGTTTAACAACCTTAGAAAACGTAGACGGAATGACAGTGTATGCAGTTCTAGTTGAACCGTTTTTGTCAGTCCATTCACGTTGACGGATTCGACCATCAACAATAACGCGATCACCTTTGGAGAGCAATACGCTTTGGGCATACTTTGAATGACTGTTCCAGCCATCTACGTCAAAATAGATAGTTTCCTCTCTACCCTCACCAAATGTTTCATTAACAGCGATCCGAAAAGTAACCAGCTCTTTGTCGGAAACGACTTTGTATTCTGGATCTTTGGTCAAATTACCCTTAAACGTAACATGATTGTTCAGCATTGAACACTCCTCAAAAAATTTAGAAACACGAAACTTAAAACTTACTCAATATATTAGCTTGAGTTCGTACAAACGTCAACACAAAAACTCTAATTTTGATATTAAATTTTATATGGTTTCAGCTCTGGAAACATTTTATATCTAATATCTTGCCAGATAGCGCCAGTGATAACCATTGACGCTTCATTATCTGACGGGTAGTGAACGCCCTGTAGGCAGCGAGCATGACCAGCATCGCCAACCTTTGAGAAAAATTCTCCAGAATGTTCTGGGTACATATCCGACAAAAGATATGCGCCCATCGCGGCATAAGCCGTATGACCAGATGGATAAGCTGGGGTTTGATGAGTCTTTGTCTCTATAACATTTATCGTCAAACCGTAGAACTTGGCCAGTTGCTCTGGTCTTGGCCTATTAAACTGATGCTTGAGATTCATAATAATTGGCAAGGATATGTCCCAAACCTTTTTAAATTCATCTCTTGGCATCTTTAAACCGTGCCGCCTGAGTATATCATTATACAAGTCAAGCGGCTCGTTGTCAACCAAAGATACCAAATTTTTATCAGATATACTAAGATTATCGGTGATTTCCGCCAGATAGCCTAATTCTTTTTTAGTTTCTTGAGAATTATTTTTCGGAGGCTCTGGTAAAATGTTTTTCCAGTCAATCGTTATAGACTTAGAAACTTTCCAAGTTTGTGGATTGTCCGTATAAACAGCCTTATCTATTCTTTCTGCTAAAGATTTGTTTATCTTTGATATAATATTCATTATCTATGATGTCTATGATAGTAGGGAGTAAACGGGGCGCGACCATAAAATCCGGCGCTAATACCAAATCTTACATGACGACGATCTGGACTTACCGCAGTTCGTCCAATATTTAAGCTGAATCCATTTGGTAGCCATTGAATATGCGGTCTGTATCCAACGGGATTTCTGCTGTAGTATTGATGATATAGCGGTCTGTGATACTGTTTAGCGCCATGATGCTCTGAGCCGCGAACATGTGGTGGCGGGTGATGCGCGCGCTCACCGTGTTCTACCTGCGGCCTTTGTGGTCTTTGTGGTTTCTTATCGTCTGCCAACGCGATTGTAGATGTTAAAAACAAAACTGTCAAGATTAAATTTCTCATAATACTAAATCCTTAATAATTTTACCATTGTTAGCTATTCTCATTGGGCGACCATTTTTAGCAGTATAGCTTTTTTCTGTGTCGATACCTAATGAATGGCACACTGTCATCATTATATCTTCTGCTGAATATGGCTCTCCGCTTTCTATTTCTGTTCCGTCTGACGACGAGGAACCAACAACTTGACCTCCTTTAAGCAGTCCACCTGAAACAAATGCCGACCAAATCTTTGCCCAATGATCTCGTCCAGCGTTCTGGTTGATCCTTGGCGTTCTACCAAACTCACCCATCATAACTATAGCAACATTATCCCACATGTCAAGACGTTTTAAGTCCAATATCAGACTAGAAACAACCTTGTCTACTTCTGGAAGTTTTGTTGATAGGGTTTCGTGAGTGTTTTGATGCAAGTCCCAACCCCCAAAGCCGACCTCTACAAAAGGAACTCCACGCTGAATCAATCTTCTTGCCATCAGCGCGCTCCTTCCAAATGCCGTATCGCCATAAGCGTCAATGACATTTTGAGGTTCGTCAGTAGGTTTTAACGCCTTCATCTGGGGCGAGGTATTGGTCAAAATTGTTTTTTCAATCATTTGTTGATGATATTTTGCCATATCACTGTTTGTTCTTTTTGTGAATCCGGTTTCAATGGCCGCAAGTGCCATGAGTCTTTGGTTATCTACCTTATCTCCAAGGTTTCTGACCTGACCATTAGAACTTACAACAAAGGGATTCCAAGACGCTCCAAGGAATCCACCACCTAGACTTCCCGTATTAACAGAAAAGAATGGCGGTATTTCTAGGTAATCTCGTCCTTGAGAAAGCTCATAGGAAACAACAGAACCAATAGACGGATGCACCATATTTGGATTTGGTTTAAATCCTGTGTGCATATAGTATGATCCGCGCATGTGGTCTGCCTCTCTTGTCATCATCGTTCTAACCAAGGAGAAGTCTTGTCCAAGATTAGCCAGCGATGGCATGAGTTCGTTTATTTGAAAGTCGCCTTTCGTGCTAATAGGTCTTGATTCGCCGCCAGTAGCGCCTGTTTTCAAGTCCCACATATCAATAGTCGGAGGGCCACCACCAAGCCATATAAGAATAGCGGCCTTTTCATTCTTAATTAGATCGTCCTGATTGTCAAGAATGTTTTGACCAAATAATGATGAGGCGGCTGAAAATGAGGCCAACCCTCCAACGTGTTCTATAAAATGCCTTCTGTTTATCATGCAATAATATCCTGAATAACCTCACCAAAGTCTACGATTTCAATAGGTCTGTCGCCGGGAGCCATGAGTTCTTTATCTGCATTGATTCCCATTTGGTGATAAATTGTAGTTGCCCAATGGGGAATTGTTACGGGGCTATCTTCTGGCTCTGTACCAGTAGCATCTGTTGTTCCGTAAGTCATTCCACCCTTGATACCACCACCAGCAAGAACCGAGCTAAATACTTTAGGCCAGTGGTCGCGTCCTGCGTCTTTATTGATCTTTGGCGTTCTTCCAAATTCTGAAATAACGCAAACAAGTGTCGAATCTAATAATCCTCTTTCTGTAAGGTCTTGGATAAGAACGGAAAACGCTTGGTCGAATGGTGGTATTTGATTGTTTATTCCACCAAATATGTCTTGGTGCATATCCCATCCACCATAAGTCATCGTCACAAACCTAGCTCCGGCTTCAACTAATCTTCTTGACATTAACATTCTTGCGCCAGCGGTATTTCTACCATAGCGATCACGCACTTTTGCATCTTCTTTTTCAAGATCAAAAGCGTCCCTAGCGTGCTGACTGCCAACTAAATCATAAGCCTTCTCGTAAAACTTATTCATAGCAGCAACAGTGTCAGCATTAGTTCTATCATTTAGATTTTTATTTACAATATCTAAAAGATTTCTTCTTCTGGAAAAATGCTCATCTGTAATATTGATAGATAAATCTCTAACTCTAAAATTGTCAGAAGCGGGATCGGAACCTAGAGCAAATGGAGCATACGCATTACTTAAATAGCCCGTACCGGCAAACTCGTTCGGTCTTTCTGGCAAGCAGATATAACTAGGAATATTGTTACGATCCCCAAACTCATGGGATACAACAGATCCCATTGATGGATATTGAAGGGCTGGACTCGGTTTATATCCTGTAAAAACGCTGTTTGTGCCTCTTTCATGCGCCGCTTCGCCGTGGGTCATGCTGCGAATAATTGTTAATTTATCCATAACCTGAGCCGTTTTAGGAAGCCTCTCGTTGATTTGGATTCCAGCGACATTGGTATTGATAGCCTGCATAGATCCTCTGTATTCAAGAGGGGCCACCGTCTTGGGATCAAAAGACTCTTGAGCAGAGATACCTCCGGGGAGGTATATAAAAATAACGCTTTTTGCTGTACCTTCAATACTTTCGTAGTGTTTTTGCTCGCCAAAAGCGAACTGAGTGCCAGCAGCGGCGAATAAACTTGTTTGCAGGAAAGCCCTGCGACCAATATGAACGTGATTAAACATTATAGGCTACCCCAATTTCTCAAAATTGCTAAAGAAAGCACGAAAATATAATCTTCCACTTGGTCTGGCGTGAGTTCCATACCCATTTCCGCCAGCCTAGTTCTCCATTCTAACATCTGTTTTTTATTCATAGACCCTATCTTTTCCAGATAGTCTATTGTGTCCTTGTCTCCATTTTTACAAATATTATAAAATTTCAAATATGTATCCCAAGCCTTATCTTCTTCGAGCTGATTCTTGCTGTATGTATAAAATAGCTTGTTAAATTCTTTTTGTTTCATTTGTATACTCCATTTAGGACTATACAATATACACATTATATGGCAACAGACGAACTAAAACGGACAAGACCAGTGTTTAAATTCTTCTTCTGGGTATAACATAATATCTAATCTAGCCTCTGTCAATATGTCGTGAGATAAATTAAAATTTTCTATCCACCTTGGGTTTGGGCAGTCAACACTCACAACTCTTTTGATTCCAGACTGAATAATTAAACCGGCACATCTACTACATGGCATAAACGGCATGGTATAAATGGTGCATCCCTCAAGATTTTCCTTTGCATGAAGGATGGCGTTTGCCTCGGCGTGGACAATTAGTTTGTATTTTGTTTCTCTATCATCTAGCCTGTGGTCATCTTTGATACCTCTGGGAAATCCGTTATAGCCCAAAGAAACGATTTTCTTCTTATCATTAACAATCAGCGCGCCGACCTGAGTAGACGGATCTTTTGACCACTTACTCATATCTGAAGCCATTTGTAGGAACTTAAAATCCCAATCTTTATTCATAAAAAGGGTACACCGTGTAAAGTTAATTAGTTAATGGTAAATGTTTTCAATCTTTTCTCTTCGGGTACGACTTCCGCCACAAAGACGTAAAGCATACCATCCTTCATGGATACATCCTGCACCTCATGATACTTTCCTAAAGAAAATTTGCTGATGAACTTTCTTTTGGCGATACCCTTGAAGGCATATTGCTTATCTTGTTCATCTACACCATCAGACGAAACGGTTACAACACCGTCTTGAAAAGTAACAGAAACATCGTCCTTAGAATAACCAGCAAGCGCGATTTGAATTTCTGCGCCCCCTTCTTCTCTAACGATATTATACGGAGGGAAATTACCCACAGGCTTGCGGGTCAAGTCCTCAAATAAGTTATCCCAGCCAATGCTGCGATTAAGAAAATCAGTAATTAAAGCATTTGTCATAGCGTTCTCCTTTTTGCCACCCTATTAGGCATGACTGTTGCTACACGGTGTACCCATATATTATAGCATAGAGTCAAAAATATTGCAACTATTTTTTTTATTTATCTTCCATGATATTGCCACATAACGGCATTGCAATAGGCATGAACAGCACCTTCTGTTAATCCTGAATCGTGATCGTGCTGCAAATGTATTGGAAAATTCAGGAAACCGTCTGGAAAAATATCCAAATTTATTTCTTGGGAAGTTATTTTATCTGGCGGATCTTCGTCGAGTGGGCAATTACACCAATAACAAAGTCCATCTTGATCCTCGATATATTGATTTCTAGCCTCTCTTCTTTCAGCAGATGTGGCATAATTGTATAATATTGGTAATTTCATCTAACATCCCTCATCGTTTTCGTCCCAAGTGTAATACCTATCTAAGAATTTATCATAGATATTGGCCGCCGTCAAGTCTTTACAAATAAGTTTGTATAGTTCATTAGGAAACATCAACATTCCGCGCTCTTTAAATAGCTTAGTTTTAATAGACTTTACTTCTACATCGTCCTTTATGATGGATATTCTACAGTCTCTTTGTTTAAGTTTCAACTGCCAATTTTGCATTTTACACTGAACTAACATTTTTTCCTCCTTATTAGTATGACCTCACGGGAACTCGAATCCCGATTGCCGCCGTGAAAGGGCGGTGTCCTAACCGATTAGACGATGAGGCCGAAAGCCAGTTTGGGCTATAAGGTACTGGCAAACCCCAGACAGCTTACGCTGCCAATGCGAGACTTTCATCTGCAATTAAAATGTTGATAGATTTTTAACGTAGCCCTTCTATCAACTACGGCATGAGATACGTTACTTCATATTGTGAGTCGAATCTATTTCACCCCCGTAAGTGGAGGTGGGCGGTACTGCCCCGCCGTCCTCTACAACATCCATAAGACCTTTATACATGCTTATTTACCTCTTTTAAACTTCCTGCTCATAGCTTTTTCCATAGAGGACTTGTATTTATCTTTTATTTGATAAGAAAAACTACCGTCAGGCTCGATCATCTGCTCAAATATATCTTGATTATAGAGTTCTGCAAGCTGATGTCCAATATTTTTTTCAGAAATTTCTGAAGTCATTTCTAGCAGGGGTGGCTTTATGTCCATTTCTATTGGAAGAATACTGAACGCAGTTGTTTTATTGCTAAAACATTCTTTACATTCTTTTAGCCATTTGTCTGCATCCTTTTCGTCCGTGAAAACACCAATAGGCTCGTTCAAAACCCCATCAATAGTTTGAATCATCATTTCTAGTATGTATACGAATTTCATAAGTCACCGCCAGACTCTAGGTATAGTTTTTTACCACTATATCTCGCTGGGTCGGCAGTTCCATCATCTAGGCGATTAGATTTAGTCACATAAAAATGACCACCATCTTGTAATAAAACCTGCCCATCTTCTAAAGTTAATCCATATTGAGTATGATCTACAACCATTTCAGCGTGACTTCCGAACTGTGATTTAGAAGTAATCGTCTTTCCGGTTTCATGCCTTGCTCTACTGTCTCTTGATCTAGCCATTTATTCCTCCGAATACCAATTTCCACCAAGTTCTAAATAATATTTTCTCAACGTATCCAAGCGCGAATCTGCATCATCTAACTGGCTTAGTGCTTCGTTAAGATTGTCGTGAAGATCGCCGGTGCTGTGATCTCCTATTCCCGATGGATGATCTAGCATAATTTTCAAACTAGATAGAGCCTTGAACCTATCTGCTTCTGCTTGATTTCTTAATGCGTCAAGCGCATCCTTCCTGAATGTCATTTTAATACTCCTATTTAGTTACTAAAAAGTTAGGCCACCACTCCAGCCCAACGCCAGCAAAATATAATCCCACAACAATACCACCAACGACAGCGGTTCTTCTGATGATCTTGTATTTTCTTAAAAATTTACCAAGCGCACCATTAAAAAGACGTTTTCTTTCACTCATATCATAACCTTTTAAAATAATAAAACTAACTTCTACCGTTCCAGATAGCTTGTAATGTATGCTTGAACGGTTCACCTTCGATGGTGGCGACTAAATCCCACATCCGTTGTGCGATCTCACGAATCTCTTTTTGCGCGTGCTGACTGTTTCTTAATTTAATAAAGTTAGCAAAACTACGCATATTGAACATTACATCTGCCTGAATCTGCGAGTTGTAAGTCTTGAAGAATCTCGCTGACTCTTTTGCTCGCTTGCGTCCCAAGACTGGTTCAAGGTCTGCTATACATTGATGGTACAACATATTGCCTTGTTCTACATACCTTTCTAGTATAGTAGCCCAAGATTCTCCGCAGTCACCATGTGGTAAAAACTCGCTACACTCTATATCATTCCAGTCCTCTGGAATGTAATACTTATCCTCTTTTAATTCTTTATAACGAGCAGACTCGGCATTAAGACTGCTGACCCTATGTTTTAGCAAATGGATGTGTGAGGCTATGTCTGTATCAACTAGAAAATGGACTACCCCCTTCTCGAAGGGGGTTTCGTGTCCGTTGACCCAGAGCATTTCAATGAGCGATGGGATTCTTGCTTTCTTTTCATCTGTTAAATTCCTAGAGGTTGAAGTCCACGCAGAACAGGCGATTATCTCGTCTGACCCGTAATATCCTAGTAACTCTACCTTGTTATCCATCCTGTAATCTTCTCCCAAAAAGTTTTCTTCTGTCCTTTGCTGGCCTCGAATCGCCGCTTTAGTTCCCTCATTCTACTCTCTCTATCGAAATTGTCAACATAGTTCTTCATCTTATCCTGAACTTTCTCTTGAAATCTCATAAATTGAGAGTCGCTCATGTTTGCGTCATTCTGCATGTAATGGTTTCCAATCGTCTATAGGTTTCCACTTCCGTTTGTCTTTTAATTCCATATAACTGACCTCAATGCCGTTAATCCAAACTGCGCTATTTCTGTAGACGGGGGTTTCCTGAACACTAACACAATTACTAAATGCCTTAATTAGTTTACGGAAACCTTCGTAGCGCATGGTAACAATACCAGCAGAGAAGTCCGCTGGCCTGTAATTATTTTCTACTAGATAGTCCCATACTTCTATGGTTCTTTCCCACAATTCTTTTTTGGGCAGGTTCCGTTCGTGGGGTTCAAAAGATGAGAACTCTGGGCTACTCATCATCCTGCTTTCGGTTGTCAACATAGTGCCACTCAAAATCTTCAAGGTCTGAATCTGCAATCACTTTATCTTCTTCACCATAAAGAATGTCACTCAATGTAAACATTTTATCTTCTAGGCTAATTTCAATATCGTCCATTTCTCGTAATGCCTTTAATATAGTTCCGATACTATCTCTTTGAAATACGTTATTCATAGCGAGCGCGCTTGAGAATTTTTGAATATCATCTAAATCAGATATTACTTGGTTCGCACCACCGGAAACGTCTAGCTCTTTGATCGGTGGATCAAATGGCTCGTCGATCATTTCTAGCCTGCCTTTCTCATTATTTGCGCTGCGCAATCTATTGAAAACTTCTATCAAAAGTTCAGCATTTTGAGACTGAACATACGCGCCAGCAGAAAGAGTGTTAATAATTCCACTGGTTCTAGCTATCATTTCCTTGGTCTTGTCCCTTTCTAATTTTACCAAAATCGCCATAATAAGCAATATGGTAACAACAAAAATCCTACTAATTTTAGTTTTTGTGGAACATTTCATAGTTGTTCTTTGTGTTAGAGGTACGAGGACTCACTAATTATTTATACACAATATAACAACATGAACACCATTAAGTTTCTGTGATTATATTTAATGGTAGATATTTTTCCTTTAGTATTATCTAATAATATCTATCAAACCCTTTTCTAATTGTGGTAAATGTAGTAACAGTGTTTCATTGTCGCTTGTCAATCCCTTCCTATTTCTTGGGTGCTGAATTTTCCTATCATCATACTCTGGATCGTTGTTAGTCCAGCTTTCTGTAAAGTTTTTTGATCTAATTATTCTTTTAATACTACCATACTTATCTCTTATTTTTATTTCATAGTATCCGTTTGTATAGTTTTTCACTGGGTACAGCGCACCACCAGTAAACTCGCCACGGTAATATGAGCTATCTAGGAAATCTTTTCTGACTTCCCAAGGTTCTATCCTGTCAGCAACTTCTCTTCTTTTCTTGTTCCACGCTTCTTCGCCCTCGTTGGTTCTAGTGTAAGCATCATTCATACTTTTCCACCACTCCACATGAAACGTATTGTGTCCGCTACACCAGTTCCAAACAATAACTTGAGCTAAATTCTCAACCCCCCATTTGTTAAGTCTATGGTTTACTTCTATAGAGTCAAATGTATCCACTATAGGTTTATTTGCTGGGTCTGCGTCTATGCTAATTATTAGTAGTAATAATAAAACTTTCATCTAAATAACTTTCTTATAGCAGTTAATATATCTTCTGTCAATTCACTTTCTAATATAAATCCATACAAAAGAGGGAAGGATATTAAAAAGAATACAACAAAAAAGAAATCAGGCCAGTCTACTGACCGTGGCTTGTACTTGGGTTTTTCAGAATGTATTGGTTCGTATGGATTCATTTTGCTATCAAGACCTCAAGGGACAGGGCGATTACGGCAAATGTCAATGCTCCCGTTGTACCATAGTACGATAGGTGAGCAAGAGAAAATGCGCCAATCATTAGTAATTTACTCATTTATAGGTTTCCATTTAAAGAAATGTACTATCAGTCCACCAAATACCATACCAAGTATAAATACCAATAATGGATGAGCCTGAAAACTCCACTCATTCATAACGACACTAATTGTACTATCTACACCAAAAAAGTAAAGGGCAAATATATCGTATAGTACCAAGAAGATGGATGTTATACCAATTACTACTACTGATATTTGTTTACCATTCATCGTTTGCCCTCTATCATTTCAAGAATGGTGAGTGCCATAGATTTCATTGATGCTTGCGATGCTGACGCTGGACATCTGAACAGGTGTGCTTTACAGTATTCTTCCACCTTTGATAGTGCGATTGTTCTCTCTAATAATAATTCTTGTTCACTTTTCATGCTTGGTTCCCCAATCAATTAGTTCATAATTCTTATCGTAAGTTTCTTTGTCAACGGGTCGCTGACGATCACCTTTTCCACTCATTTGTCAACATCCTTATGTCTACTTGGATTTTTTCTTTCATCATTAACCCCTGTACCATCGCAGTATCCACACATCACCGGCAACATCCCTTTTTGCTCTGGCACATAACCACAACCCTGACCTCCAAAACCATCACAATGTTGACATATATTTTTTTCTTTTAGTTCTTTAGAACTCATTTATCAACCCCTAATATCCCATATCTAATTCTTGTGCTTGTTTTGTAAGTTCGTCAAGTGCCTTGTTTCTTTCTGCGAAGGTTGCTTGATGTTTCACTTCCATTATTGTACCAGAATAAATTGTGGTAGCAAGACCTTTGTTGGTCATTCTTTTAGCAAATTCAAATGCTGATTCGTAGTCAGCAAAATCTTCCACCCCACGATTAAGCGGGTCTTTTTCAAGATCGCCATTGTATTTAACGAAAAATGTCATTTGTCAACTCCTTATAGGGTACAAAACCCCTCCACTTATAAATATCTGGCGGTAATTAGTAAGACCTATCTTCTTGTTCTTGTTTTTCACTCATTTGTCAAACTCCTACTAATGCGGCACAGGCACGAATCGCTGCGTCCTTGGATTTAAGTTCTATGTCCCAATCATACTGCTCGCTACACGGTTTGTCAACAGGCATATCTGCGTGACTACGAGGATTAGTCTTGTCAGGATGTGACTCGCTGTAGTGAAACAGAGGCTTGACGCTACCCCATGTAGCAGCACAACTAGACATACCCCACGCTGGATGAACGCGACATGGTAACTGAGAAGGGTTGCACTTGTCGTGTAAGTTATCGTAAGTGATTGGAATGTCAAAATGCTCTAGCAAATTAGCAACAGTCCAGCAACCTTTGTCCTCATTCTCAATCACTAGCCTGCTGGTCACGCTGCAATCGCACTTGTTTAGGTTGGACATAAAGCGAGCAGCAATATCTTTGAGATCGCCCTTGGTACAGTTGACATGAATGTTTATGGGATTGTAGTAATTACGCTGACAACCTAGCTGATCCATAACCCAACCGTGATGGTTGAGTTCTGCGATGGTCTTGTCAACGGCATCTTGATTCTCGCTGGCAAGCACGTTGAATTGATCTGGATGTGTAGACAGTCTGACCTGCCACGCATCGTTCGCTCTACACTCCTCGAATAGTTCCATGATTTCGTCGTACTGCGGCACATCTGAAACATTGTAGTGAAACTCTGGGTGTGTCAAACATGGAAATAATGCTGACGACACACGGTATCCCCAACCTTCTCTGGCACAATGCTCGATGCACTCTAAGGTCACAACGACATTGTTGAACCAACGCTCGCCTAGCAGGAACAGAGCGCGCTCCTCACCTTCTGTGTCGCGAATCTTGTTAAACTGCTTCCAAGTCATAGTCTTGAAAGAGTAGCCTTGCTCTTTGAGTTCGTTGCTGATGCAGCATAAGTTATACATATTTGTCTCCAATGTGAAAAACGACTTACACCCTGATTATAGAGTATAAGTCGTCATTGTCAAGCATAAACTTTAGAAAAAATGGGGGCATATTTCTACACCCCCGCTAAACCAACCACAGTTTAGAAATCTGCTTCATCGTCGTAGTAGGCATCAATGTCACCAAGATAACCGTCACAAGCGTATTCATGGTCATTTGGGCAGTCGCCACCACAGTACGCACATTCATCATCCTCATCTTCCATGTAGACTGGTTCCTCTAGTTGTTCGCGAGCAACTGCAATAACTTCGTACTCGCTGACTCGCAACTTGGAGTGTTCACAGTCAGACGGAACGCTGACAATGTTTGCTGGATTAAACTTAACAAGAACGACAACGCCGCTGTTGCCTGCCCAGTTGCAAGCATACTCGTAAGTACCGACATGCAAACCACTAGAGCAACCCTGAGTATGGTCATCACAAACCTGTCGTCGCTTCATGCTACACTTGTCGCCAACATTGTTGCGGAAAGTTTTACCAGTGTAAATGTCAACGAGGTCGCCGTCTTTCAGTTCGCCATTCTTTACGTTGATAGTCTCGCCAACATGAGGGCGCACACCTTTGTAACCAACCATCATACCATCTTCGGTGATTGGTAAACCCTTGTGACTTGTCCACTTGTAGGACTCTTGAACTGCTCGTTCGCTGACGTTATCATAGAGATTTGTCAAGTAGTTAAGCATGAACTTGTGAGGGAAACCACCAGCAATACACTCAATAATCCTGTTGGTAGGATCAGTGGCGATCTGCTCGTCCTCGAAATACAGGAACCCATCGCGAAACTCAAAGTCGCCCTCTGACCAGTCCTCAACCTGATGCCCAGTATTGAAAAGATTAACAAACTCATCTTCATCTTCACTATGAACGCACTCTACAAGACCAGCATAACGTGGATGCGTGTGGTCAAAGATAAAAGGCTGACCACCAAGAGTTACAGTCCATTCGTTTGAATTAGATTTGATGTGAGTTAAAGCCATTGTATTCTCCTAAAAGTAATTGGAAGTTTTCTTTATTCTAATATCAGTATCGTATATGTCAAGTGGTTTCTTTTATTTTTTTTAAAAAAATGTGTATAATACAGTGACGCAATTCTTTAAATAAGGGGAAACCATGAATCAAACTAAAAAATGTACCAAATGTGGGCAGGAAAAGCCTGCAACAACTGAATTTTTCACAAAACATCCCGCCTGTAGACTTGGGGTTAATAGTAAGTGTAAGGACTGCGAGCGTTTACGTTACGTTAAAAATAAAGATAAAATTAAAGAACAAAACCTTAAAAGGAAAGATCAGCGAAGTGAAAACTTTTCTAAATGGAGTAAGGCCAATAGAGAAAAGCGTAACGAGTATCAGAGAATCAGAAGGCAGCAACCCGAACATGCAATTAGAAACAATCTGGCAAGCAGAATGTCACAAGCTGTGTCAAGAGGTTTTAAATCTGCTAAAACTGAATCTCTCATTGGCTGCTCTTTCAATGAACTTAAATCCTATCTTGAAAAACAATTTACCGAGGGTATGAACTGGGAAAACTATGGACTTCACGGATGGCACGTTGACCACATTCGTCCCTGCTGTTCGTTTGATCTGACTGATCCAGAACAACAGAGAGAATGTTTCCATTACACTAATCTTCAACCATTATGGGCAGAAGATAATTTGAGTAAAGGTGGTCGCTAAAAACAATTTTTTAAATTATCTATTTCTTCTTCAAGACTTCGATAATAATTGTCCATGCTCTCGTCGCAACCATTCCAGTCATTACGATCAAGCACATTTACCACATAGGTTTCATCTGGACAATAAACCGCCACAACAAAACCATCTTCGTCTAATTCAATAATTACATTCTTATTCATAATATCACCTAAACGATTTACCGATACGTTCTCCACCTTTAGCAATTCCTTGTAAGCCTGCGCGCTTTTCTTTAACTTCAACACGGCCAGTTGTCTTATCAGTTATTGTATTAGTTTGAGTATTGTAATGCAAGAAAAAACTTTTATTACCTACACGATTTGTCCAACAAAATTCACCCTCGCCATCTGGGTAGAACTTATCAAACACATCAAGACGATGGCGCTCGTAATCACCAACAGTCCAGAGGTATGTGTCTCTGATCTTTACGATCTCTAAACCGTCTGTCTTTACATTGTTCTCCACCCAAAAAATTAACTCATCTTTTGGGATCATCTTACCCTTTTTCCTCAAGGGTGTTGGACTTGGTAAATTCATAACTATCTCCTGTGGTTGAAAAATAAAAGAGAGGCAGGCAACCTTACTTCATCGGGTTTAAGGGTTATGGTGAACACCCTGATCGTCACTCACCTGCACACTCATATTATACTATGTAAATCGTCAAAGTCAAGAGGATTCTTTAATCTTTTGCCTTACCTGATCCCCAACCTGATTCCAAACCTGCTCCCAAACCTGACCCCGAACCTGATCCCAAACCTGACCCCCAACCTGATCCCCAACCTGATCCTGAACCTGATCCTGAACCTGATCCCCAGCCTGATTCCAAACCTGCTCCCAAACCTGACCCCGAACCTGATCCCAAACCTGACCCCCAACCTGATTCCGAACCTTAGTCTCTCGCTCGCCGTTCTTGTTTTTGTTCATTGTCGTACTCTCTCTGATATGTAATCTGAATACAAAAATTCTTAGGAATAGTAACATCGCCGTGAGTAGGATGGGTAATTGTCCTTTCCTTTTCAAGAATCATAAACGGGCCAAGCAAACTTTCTTCATTCCAGTTTTTTGGAACAAACATTTTAACACCATCAAATGAATCAATACAATGCTTGCTACCTTTGTTAGAACCGTGTACCAACTGATTCCCATTGCTATTTTTAAAATCAGCAATAGAGATTTGATCGTACCCACTTGGGATACTGGACTTGATAGTGATTCCAAGATCACCCTGCCAAATTCTATCATTTAGCGTGGATGCCTCTGTAAATCTCACAGGAGAACCCGCTTTTACAGACTCACAACCATCGGCAATACTACTGGCATAATTTACGATTTCTTCAATTTCAATCATTTTAACTCCTAAGTTCTAAGTTCTAGCAATAACATTAATCTTTTCTTCTTCGCTACCTAACCAAGACTGCGCTGATTCGCAAGTCTTAACATCAGACGGCACTCCAAGAGAGAAAACTCTACCCGTTGGACAGGTTACAATCAACCTGTTCCCAGCAAACTCTGTTTTAAAAAGTGCCTCCTTTGTATTTTCAACCAAATTATGTCTTTTGTCAAGACATTCTGCTTTAGATTCTTTAATAAATCTATCCCATCCAAACCTTTCAATCATAATAGACCTTTTATCTAGGTCTGTTTCTGAATTAATTTGATGTAGAGATAGGGTTTCTGGTCGCATAACAATTTGCTCGTTCAACCGAATACCATCAATAAC